TATAAAGCATTGCCAGAAGATCTCAAAGAAGAAATTAAGGATATTCAGATTACACTTGGATATAAGTCGGGTAGTTACAGTCCAAGTAAGTTCTTTATCGAACATCACAGCGAAGATAAACCCTTTAGATTAGTTCATACTAATGATGCAGGTTATACAGGGTTGTATTTTCCTTTCTTGCAAATTTTTGGAATGCCTGGAAAAACAGAAGAACAGTTTAATGATTTAATGGGCAGACTTATTGAACACGTAACACAACCTCAGTTCTGTTATGATCACGAATGGAATGATGGTGATATTGTTATTAGTGAACAATGGCTAAGCATACACAAAAGATGGGCGTTTGATAAAATGGAAGACCGAGTTCTTCATAGGATAGCATTTAATTATGAAAACTTATTATAAACTTTTAGAATACAGTCCAGACATGGACTTGACAGAGTTTTACAAAGAAGCCGCCGCACAAGGTTATGTAAACAATTCAAATCAAAAAATTATGATTGATGCGTTTAACAATGAAGAACGTGCTCAGGTATGGATACTATTTAAAGAAGATAAGGCCATAGGTGCAGTTGCCGCACATACATTTCCCGAGATGGGTGAAAACAGTTATCGTATATTAACAAGAACTTGTGCTGTGGGAGGAATGATGCATTCTGCAGGATCAATGGGTAAAATGAAACGCAACGAAGATATTACATCACGTTTTTATGTACCTAAGATGATTGAATGGTGTGGTAAAGATAGTAATATGTATTGTACCACAAATGATTTAGAAGGTGGTTCACAACGAGCAGTACACAGGGTTTGGTTACCAATTATGACTAAGCAAGGACTGTTTACTAAAATTAAAGAAATAGATTATAGGGGTGTAGTACAAACTGTATGGAAATTAAATCCAGATAACTTTTTAGAACACCTTGAAAATAATCCGTGGGAAGATCATGTTTTATTATAAGCATATTGATATAGATAATAATATTTGTGAAGAAATAAAAAAATGGGGTATTGATAATATTCAAGACTGTGATACACCTTTTTTAAAACTTAATTTACAAAAATTTAATGATGAATGTCCTTTATTTTTAGAATGGACTAAACAAAACAATATTGAAACAGAATGGGTAGTAGGCATTAAAGTAAATGCTCGGAATGGTCAAGATACAACCAAAGTACCGCACACTGACTTAAGGCCAGAAGATAAAAATTTTGCACTTAATTTTCCTGTAGTAAATTGTGAACAAACTTATACTTGTATGTACAAATTACTAAAAGGAAAAGAAATTATAATTAATGATACTTCTATTGCAGGCGGAGATGCTGATTATAAAGTTTTTAGTCCGGATAGTACGTTTGAAGAAGTTGCTAAGTTTTATTTGACTCAACCTACATTATTTAACACTAACATACCGCATCAAGTATATAATAAAACTGATGAAGATCGTTTAAGTTTAAGTCTTAGATTTGTAAGTAATCCTAAAGTGGATTAGACCATAGATACCCAAGCACTACCATCGTAGAATACTGGATAAGGTACAGAACCTGCTGAACTTGCAGGATCCCAATCAACTTTGTTAGCAACAGCAATCATACCAATAATTGGAGTAGTTGGAGCCGCTGTTTGTGGTTCTAATGTAAGAACACCATTAATGTCTACAGTTGATCTTGCATCACCTCTGTTGACACCAAGTTGACCTGCACTATCAAAGATCATTCCTTTGACATCTGGTGCACTGTTAGTTCCTGCGTTTGTATAGAATTCAATCTGACCTGGTGCTTGGTCGTCGGCAATAGTTCCGTTTGGATCTAATCTAAATGATATACCTGATGAAAATACCTTAGTACCACCACCAAAGTCTGGATCAAAAGCAGTAGCAGTTATATTTGAGATATAATAACCTGCTGTACCTTTAACTTCGTTGCCTGACAACGAACCATCAATATTTGTAAATCCGCCATAGTATCCATTAAACACCATACCAGATACCTGTGTATCAGTTGCACCATTTAAGCCGTTAATTCTAATAGCAGTGTTGTAATCTCGATTCCATGCTTGTAAAATTGTACTTGTCGGCTCACTTGGATTACTGATGTTAAATAATGCAGTTGTTGATTCAACTGAATCGTTTACAATATTTACAACACCGTTATTCAATAATACTTTTGAATTTACACCATCAACAAGAAGTGTTGAATCATCGCCAAATACCGAACCTGTTAGATCGGCAGTAATTGATTGAATAGCGCCACCATCGAAATTAATGTCTCCTGGTTTCCAATAACCATTAGCATCATCCCATAGCAAGTACTGTCCGTCGGTTGGTGCTTGGAGTCCTGTCATTGCAACGTCGCCAAACAGTCCAACACTCTTACTACCAAGTTGGGCATCTAAATCAAAAGAATCAAAATTTTCATCGCCTACTACCCAACCACCTTGACTACCGTCCGGATTGTTTAGGGTTGCGTCATACTTAAGAATTTTGCCTGTTACTTTACCTGTAGTATCAACGTTATTAAGATCGCTTAAATTCTGCACAACCTCTAAAGTTTGTGCGTCCCATTGTGTACCAGTCCATGTAAGTAATTGATTTGTTGCAGGGTTAATAGAAGGATTTACATCGGTTAAGTTACCAATACTTAGATCTGGATTGATTTGAATACCGCCGGTTGTAACACCGTCACCTACCCATAATTTACCTGTATCTGTTACAAATATCGGCTCACCTGCCGCTGGGTTAGAGCCTGTTAAAGCCGCTCTTTCCGCCTCTAATCCTCTTCTAATTTTAAGTGCCATACTTATTAACTCCTGAAGTCTTTATGCTATATGTATTTATTCTTTTTGACTTCTTTTAATAATATACATTATTTACGTATTTTAGCGTTTTTAAACACTTTTTGCGTACCTTGTTGTATATCTTTCTTTAAACGTTGACTATCAATAGCAAAGTCAACACTACGTATTTCAGGGCCGTACTGCTCGAAAAGATTCCTAATATCGTTCTCAAATCTTTTCTGAGAGACAGTTGGACTACAGTCAATAATCCATTTTTTCCTGTTCTTGAATGTTACATTAATAGACTGAAGGTATTCAAGAGGTATAGTTTTTACTTCTATATTCTTGAATACTTCAGGCCAATGTCTGATAACATCTTCAGGAAGTTTTAGGTTCCTGTGCCCCATCTAAGTTAAGCCTTGGCTTTTTTCTTAGTAGGTACAAGGTCTTCTGCTTGACGTCTTAATTGTGCCGCTTCTTTGCTTAATCTATCTGCTTGAGAGCGATATGATTTAGCAAGATCTTCATCACTAAGGACATCTTGCTGTGTCGCCGCTACAGGTTCATTTGATGGTGTAGTATCACCAGTTTGAACTTTTACTTCATTAGTAGCAGTTGCAACATTTTGTGTATCTTCTTTAATCGCAAGATCTTCAATTGATACACCTTTTTGTTCAGCAATGATCTTATTAAGTTCGTCTAACTGAATAGAGGTTGTTGTGTCTGGAGTCATTATGATATCCGACGTAGGAACTTTTTGTAGTTTACCTTGTGCATGAAAACGTGATAACATCACACTACCATCTGATAAACGTGTTCGTGCCATTGCTTCAGCAAGTTCATATGCACTTTGTCCTGCAGGAGATTCAACCATCTGCATTAGAACATCATGATCTGAATCTGTTAAGTTTTCAGTTGATACTACCAATGCACTTGAAGCATCTCCAGGAAGAGTTCTGTATGCTACAGCAACTTTTCTTTTATTTGTTTTTAATCTTCCGATATGTTTAATCGCCATTATTTCGTCTCCGGTGTAGGCTCACCTGATAAAGCCGCCGATGCGTCAGCGCCACTTACAGGAGCCGCTGATGTTGCTGGTGCATCACCTTGTTTTGCTTTTGCGGCATCCGCCTGTTGTTTTTGTACTTGCTGTAAAAAAGAATCTAACTTATTATAAGTTGTACCTACAGCCGCCAATTCGTTTGCTTTAAATGCGCCACGTTGTGTAGCAACATCAATAACTGTTCTAAGAGTGTTTAGATCTTGAATAGTTAATTCAACATTACCGCCTTCAGCAGGTGCTTGACCCGGAGCCGGTTGTTGTGTTTTTGTATCAGACATATGTCATTCTCCTTGTTAATTTAGTAATATGCATACTTAATTACTTATTTGTATTTTAAAAGTGGACACGCCAAAGCGAAATATGAAAGTTCTTTTGGATTTTCAAAACCAATTTTCACTTTGCTCTGGATAGTATTGTGGTCGTCTACATTAACAGATCTTCCAATATAATAACGACTTTTACAATTTTTTTCAATCCATGTTACCAAGGATTTGTCCAAATTATATCCTTGATTAAATTCCATATACTCCAGGTGCGGGCCTGGGTATTCTAAACGTCTAATTCCAAAAAAGTTAAGCGGATTTGGTTTCATCTTCATAGTGTGTAGTTACTCCAAATGGTGCTTCTAATGTTTTATTATGATGTGAGTGAATAACAAAAATTGTATCACAATAATCTGCATCACCCCAACTGTCCCAAGTATAACCATCTGTAAACATAATAAATTTCTTAGGAACAATATCATTGTCCTTCATATATCTCCAATTAGCATCAAAGTCTGTGCCACCACCGCCAGTTACTTCATATGATAAAATATCATCATTAGCGGCATCAAAATCTTGTTCGTTGTACACTTCTGTATCAAAACACCATATTTTAATTTTGTAATCTTGATACTGTGCCATAATACCTTGTACTTCGCTTAAAAATATTTGTGCTTGTTTGTTACTAATTGAACCACTCATATCAATAGCAATACACAAATCAATAGTATCTTGAAAGTTTAAGCCAGGAAGAATTGCACCAGTATGCCAACCTTTACGTGACGGACGGCTAAATGTAAAATCGTTTTTAATTGTTGACTGAATCTGTTGTTGGAGTAGTTCTCTCCAATTCATTTTAGGTTCAGTTAACTCCTTAATCATTCGTTCAATTTCTTTTGGAAGATTTCCAGCACCTGAACTTTGTGCAGATGAAATCATAGACTCTTTAATCTCATCTCTAATTTTTCGCAATTCGTCCTTAGAGTACGAAGGTGCTCCTTTGTTTTTGCCTTTTTCTTTTTGGTCACTACCAGATCCTTGACCATCTTTATCCCAGTCAATATGTTCATCAAGAAGTTTACCCAGTTGTTTTAATTCTTCTTCGTCATACTTCGAATAAATTTCATCATATACTTCTTCAGAAGTCCATCCATCATATTTAAAATCTTGGTAAATCGGAATGTCTTTAGGTTTGTCGCCAATTTTATCTCGAACAAGAATATTGTTTACAATATAGTCAGCGGCAATATTATGTACTTGTGGATCACGTTTTTCTCTACGTGTCATATGATCGTATACACAATGCAATATTTCGTGTGCAATGACAAACTCAACTTCTTTATTTGTCATTTTAGCAAAAAACGGAACACTATAAAACAAGTGTCTACCATCGGTAGCCGCAGTAGGACACCAATCACTTGCTTCTTGTACTTTTAGGCGTGTTGCCATATTACCAAAGAACGGATGTCTCATCAACAAACCAACACGAGCAACAATAATTTTATCTAATACTTCTGCACGAAGTTCGTCTGTTACTTCAATTTCTGGTGTTTCTAATACTTCTGTTGTCATAGTGCCTATTCCTTATTGTTTATACTTACAGTATACAGTATTTAATTAGATTTGTCAACCAAAAAAGAATGGGTAGGACACCAAAATGCCCTACCCAAAATGTTAAGACGCTTGAGCGGCAGTAACATATTTCCCGTAACGTTCATGAAATTCATCAAAACACTTAACTTCATCTGGATCGATTGGAAGTTCGTATTGTGTAAGAGCAAGTTTAATACCCATCACAACAAGTTCAGTGTCAAAATTATCCATTGCAAACTTTAAAAAGTTATTGACTTTATCATCAAACTTTTTATCGTTTTTATCACAGGCTTCTTTAAGTTCATAGCAGAGTGAGACAGTTAAGGAATACATGGCACTGATTTCTTTTGTCTTCAACTCTTTTACCTTACCATCTAAAATTTCCGAAGGGTTCGGAAGTTTTGATGCCATCTTACGATGAGCCATAAACTTTACAGCAAGGCCTTCGCCTACTGCACCACTTACCAAATCGGTAGTGGTATTCTCGTCATCGTCATCCTCAAGTAATTCGGATACAAATGACCAAGAACGAGGTGTTGCAAATGAACGACTTGGAGACTTAGGATCAAAGTCATACAAATCTTTCTTTGCAAATGTCAAGTAACCTACAACATCAGTGTGGATCTTGTTTTCGGTTGCCCAAGCAAACCAATCATCAAAATCAACTTTAAGTTCTAAGTGTACGAAACGATTAGCCAATGGTGCTGGCATTCTATAAGTAACGCCTTTGTCTGCGTCACGGTTACCTGCCGCAACAATAAGCACATTGTCAGGCAATACATATTGTCCAACCTTACGGTTAAGAATCAATTGATAAGCGGCCGCCTGTACTGCTGGCGCCGCAGAATTCATTTCATCAAGAAACAAAATAATTGTTTTATGTTTTTTTGCCATTTCTTGAGTTGGCAATTCTTGTGGTGGTGCCCACTTCATTGTATTGTCGTTAGCGGCATAGTATGGAATACCTTTAATATCTGTAGGTTCCCAAAGCGACAAACGAACATCAATGACGTGTGCGTCTAATTGTTTACCAATTTGGTGAATGATATCAGATTTACCAATACCCGGTGCACCCCAGATAAAAATTGGACGTTGTTTGTTAAATGCACGAAGAATACTTTTCTTCGCATTGTTTGGACTAATTGTCCGAGTTGCTATATTTTCCATATTGTACTCCTTGTGTTACTATTTTCAGTGCCATACCTAATTTCTAAGTATGTATATATAATACAGTCACAGTACCAAAAGGTCAAGTGTTTTTTTAATTTTTTTTTGGATTAGGCTTACCAAAATAAGCCAATAAAATCAAGGAGTTAGTTCTTCGTCAGATCTTTTCAATGCTTTAGTAAGGCCATATTTTTTAACATCACCGCTAAAAAGATGTAATTCAAGTGCTTTCTTTTCATCAAATACAATAATCATAGACTTAGTTAAGTAGTAAGGACAGGTAATAAAACGATCTAACCAAATTACTGTATTAGTTGTAAGTTCAAAATCTTGTGGAAATGGTACTTCGTAACTTTGTATATCTAATTTTTCAGTTAAAAATAAGTAACCTGCATCAGTTAATCTCAACCCGCCTGTTTCTTTGGCTCGTGTATTTTGCCACCATGCTGACAAATACTGTGTCACAGTTGCTTCTGTTATACTAATGCCTGCTTGTTTTAAAAAGACCTTTGTATATGTCTCTTTCCAGTTCACTATTTGTTTTCCATCAATGCTACTGCGGCATTGTGATCTTTTTTAGTTACAATACCTTCTCTAAGCAGTTTTTCTCTGTTGGCCATATGCTTCATCTGAATCTCATCTTTGCTACCGCCAAAGTATGCTACAGCATGACCGTCTTCTATCATCATGTCAGTTAATCTTTTATCACCCAAGATAAAGTCGCCTAAGATACGTCCGAACTTTCCTTTTTTATCTTCACCACTTCTATCAATCTCTGTTTTTAATACCTGCATACTTCCTATAGGCATATTATCTTTGACATACTTTTTAGCAGTCAATCCAAAAAGTTTTTCTACTTTGTCTCTTGTTCTTGATTCTGGGGTGTCGATCCCCATCATTCTAACTCTTTCTTTTCTAAGCCATACTCCAAAACCTAAATCTATATCAACATCTACTGTGTCGCCATCTACAACACGTAAAATTTTACACTTATACTCGTACATTGCTTTATCCCTCTTTTACTATTTCGCCCTTGTCTAATTTAACAACTACAAACTCTTCTGTGTTGAATAATGTGTTTAATTTTTTAGCAAGATTGTGTGCATGTCCTGGATTAGAAAATGAAACTTTCTTATATTTAGGTCCAGGAAAACTTGATAGAGAATTTTGAGTTTTTAAGTTAAAAGGCTTTCCTTGATAAAATACTGCCCAGATAGCCTCAGCCGCCAGAATTTGATCTGACTTATAAGTCTTTTTGTCAATATACTCTAACAGTATTTTAGGTTTAGGTCTGCTCATATATACGTGTCCTCATAATAAACTACGTATATATTTATCTTTATTTCTCAGTAATTGTGATATTAAATGCTGTAATGATCCGCGACCTGCGGCATCTACATTTGCATTATTCTTTGAAACCGCCACCGTCCATTTCGACGTTGACTACTTCCTGTTCTGCTCTGACAGCATTTTCCTTAACGTACTTTTCTAAATCGCCATAAAGTCTTGCACTTATTTGCCCTAAAGTTAATGCAAGATTTTTCGCTTGTTGCATAGTAAGTTTAACTTCTTTTGCATTAGAGGACTCAGCAGTTTTTACTTGCTGGATAAAAGTCTCAATTGGTGATGTATTAATTGGATCTTTTGTCATCTGCATTTGCTTTAGATAGTTCTTGACGCATTGTCAGTTCGTCTTTAAATGGACCTTTAGAAACATAGTTTTCAACAGTAACAAGTTTAGGACAAAAACTTCTTACCCAGCCCTTATCAAATTTGATAATATAGTAACCTGCACAGTACAAACTTTTGCTTTTTTTACTTTTTGTAAATAAAGGTAATTTACGTTTTACATCGTACATTGCATTATACGGAACACAAGAAGTTGTAAAACCGTGTACTTCTTTTTCAGGTGTAGTAACAGTTTCAGCATCTTTAATGCCCCATTCGATGTCAATATCTTTGACTAATAGTTTCTCAGTTTCGTAAAGTTTTGTTTGAGTATTACAGCAATACATATAAGATTTATCTTCTTGCTTTGATAAAGTTCCTATACGTTCGCCGTCTTCCTCAACAATCCAAAACTTTCCTGCTACGATAGGGTTGGCTTTAATTCTTGTCATATAATCCTCCAAAGGTTTCTGGTGTTGCAACAGTGGCATTTAAACTTTTATTAGCCGCCAGCGCCGCATATATTCTTGTCCTGCCGTCAATGACGTATTTTTCATTGTCTAATTCTAAAATCAATGGTGGGCGACAAGTTCCTAATTCAACTGCTTCAAGTATTGGTTCTAAAGGAAATTCTCGATCCCTGTAATCACGTTTATCACGTTTTTCCATCTCTTCTATATAAACTTCTTTATACCCTTCTTTGCCACTTATTCTCTTTATGTTTTGTAAAGTATACATATCTTCAGGCATATTATCTAAATTATTTAACTTCAAAATATCATCTATAGATAGATTTTGGACAGGTACTTTATCTAATAATTTACCAATTTTTGTTACTACATATTCACGTAAATAATCATCTATTGGAACCGGACGTCCTAAGTTAACTGGTAGAGATTGTACAAATTCTTTTACTTTTGGCTCTGGACAACCGATTAACTCATAAGCATCTAAAAAATTTTCATCTATTTTTTCCATTAAATATACCTTGCATTCAATGGTTCACTATAACTTTGTACTTGTTCCGATATTCTATTAAGTTCGTGTTTAGCACAAAATTTCATAAGTTTGACACCGACTTGTGATACTTCTTTTGGCTTGCTGTTGTCTGCTATTACCTGTGCTAAAATTTGTTTAATCTCATCAGGTTGTGCAGATAAGTCACAAAGTGTTACGTTACGTTGATAGTCTTCAAGCACACGATGTTCTACACCTTCGTGATCTAACCAACGTTGTAGCATAAGGTTATTCCAGTTGTAACCCTTAGATTGTTTATCTTCAAATGCTTCTTGTAAGCCTACTTTGTTCTTAGTACCTTTTACTCTTACACCCGGATATGCAGAGAATACATTGTCACTTGTATCACCACGCATACATTTTTCAAACAACAACCATTCAGGATTGGGTGCAGGCTTCGGTTCTTTGGTTTTCTTATCGATCACCGGCTTGCCCTTGTCGTCAAAATAACCTTCGTGTGTAATAGTTACATTTTGTACACCATTGTATTGTTTTACGTTAGGCGCAATAAGTTGTGCAAAGTCACCATCTGTACTAATAATAACATGATTATCATCAGGGTGCGATTGTACCCAACCTGCAATCAAATCATCTGCTTCAAGTTGCGGATGTTGCATCACAGTACAATTAGTTTTTGTAGTTACAAAGTCTTTAAACTCATCAAACATTTCCCAGAATACTTCTTCTTCCTCTTGCTGACTTGCAGTAAGAGCCGCACGAGCATCACTTCTATTTCGCTTGTAAGGTTCGTAATAGTCTTTACGCCAACTGCGTCCTTCAAGACAAAAGATAACATGACTACCATCAAAATCTTGCCATGCTTTTCTAATTCCATTTAATGTAATATGAAAAGCCATACCAACTTTGTCTGTAAGATTGCCTCTCACAACATGTCTTGCACGAAAGAATGTGTTAGCAGTATCTACAAGAATATAAGTCATTTTTTGTCCTTAAAATATTTTTCACTGTGTCTATAGTTTATTATACTATTTTTCAGGAGTGTTGTCAACCTGTTGTTTTGATTTTTCTTGTATTTCTTTTAAGACTTCTTGATTCATAAAAGGAATAGCATTCATTTCTTTGTGATCAAAACTGTTTGTTAATCGTAAATCAAAAGCAACACTAATACGTAGATCGTCTCTCGTGTGTGGTTCTACATAGTGCGGAGTACAACTTGGAAATATTACACAACCTCCTTTTTTGTTTGGCAGTGCAATTTTTGATTCTGGATCAAACTGCGAATGATACACAGTGTTTGTATGATAATCACCAAAATGCATATTACCACTTAGATATGAATCTGGTTGTGCACCGTGGGCATGTGAATCCATTCCCTCATCTTTTCGTAAAATGTTTGCCCAACAAACAATTTGTAAATCTTTAAGTTCTAATTGTTGCTTTTGTACATATTCAAGATATGAATATCTTAAAAAAGTAAGCAACTCTTTAAAAGAAGGATTATCTTGTTCCAGTAAATTATAACGACCAAATCTTGTAGTAATGTGATTTTGATCTAAACCGGTACCACCTGTGTTTGTATAATCGTAGTCAAGAATAGTTTTTTCGTTGTTTTCAATCCATGTATGAATATTATCAACATGTTGGAGATCAGTCCAATTGGTTAACCAAAGAGGAATATTCCAACTTGGTGAAAACTCTGTTTGCGGGTGATAACTTTTAATTCTAATTAACGACACTATTTGACCTCCGATTTACCGTCACCTAAGTTTTTCGTATTAATATATCCTGCTCCTCTATCCGGATTGTGACCTTCTTCGGATAAAACATTTCTTGCAAGATCTTTAAACCACATATCAACTATTTCTTCATTTGATTCGCCTTGGTATCCAGCATCTATTAGTTGCTCGATAAACTCGTTATTCCAATCAAGTTCAAAAAAGCCGTTTCGAATGTTGTCTTTGTTTATTTGTGTATCAAGTACTCCTACCCAAGGCTTCTTGGCCTTAGTTGCCTCTTCTTTTTCTTTCATCATTAAATCTTTGTGAGAAAGTTCTTTTGTTTCAGTTTGTTTCTTTTTAAACATATTTTTTAGTTTATCCATCATAATCCAGCCTTTCTTGCTTTGACGTCCAGCGTCTCATTAAGTTCCCCAAGCGTTTCCGAAGATGTCGACGTGTAGTCTGGGGGTATAGCGCCAGCCTCGCTCCATTGCCAATTCTGCGACTCCTCTTGTATTGAGTTTGTATTCTTCCGATCTCCCACCCAAGGGCATAACATATACAGGGACATCAATGCCTTCTTTGCGATATTCATCAACCGCTTTAGCCACTTCGTCCACATCATATTCATCAGCCACAACAAACTTGAAATACATATCACTATTAGGTACATCAAAGTAACTACGAGCAATGTCAGGCTTGATAGCAGTATCCCAAGGCTCTCCGCTAACGGAAAGTTTAGGACTGCACGACCAAGTGATTCGGAATCTGTTTTGATTCTTAAGATACTCGACGAAATCTGGTCTAAGAGGTTGTGTTGTATTTGTTTCAAATGTAACATTTTTCAAATCCTCCATTCTTGGGTGTTCGAATAATTCAGTGTAAAATCTTTGCCACCCTAACAAAGGTTCGCCACCTGTTAAAATAAAATGAACATCCTGTCCATTATCCATTGTCCACTTACCTTGTGGAGTAAGACTTAAAACATAATCAACCACTTCATCAACAGTGTGGTCTTTCATAAATTTTTTAAATTCTGGATAGATACTTGCATAAGTATCACACCCTGTGTGTACAATTGGTAAGTCTTCAAACTTGTCAACTTTGTTAGTTATATCGTCATCGAGTAATGCTTTTACTTCACTGTTGTGTTTAATACCATTTGCAAGTTTGTTATCACGCATAGGTTCGCCTCTGGCTAACCCAAAATTCATACAACGAAAATTACAGCCAAATGTTCTTAAAAAGACTGAAGGAACACCGACAAAACGTCCTTCACCTTGTACAGAATAAAATGCTTCAGAGTATCTTAGTTTCATTTGCTCACCTGTACAAGTGGTTCGTTAATATAAGAATCATTGTAATCACCATTCTTTTGATACTGACGAACCGAAGTGTCTTTTACAAGAACTCCGTCCTTTACAGTATAGGTAGTGTATTCTGCTTTGATTACACCTTCCTTAGATCTTTCAATATGTTGTTTCATAGGGCCTTCCTTAATCATGTGCAAACTCCTGCTGTAATTTAATATTGTCCATAAACTCTTTCTTAGTTCCCGGATCTTCAGCAAATGCACCTTTTAGCACAGTTGTCTGTGTAAGACTGCTCTTTGCCATAATGCCTCGATTCTCACAACAACCATGTGTTGCTTGAATGTAAACACCTACATTAGGACTTCCTGTTGCTTTCATAATTTCATGTGCAATATCGTTATTAAGTTCTTCTTGCAATGTACCTCGTCTTGCACACCATTGTGCTATACGTGTGTATTTGCTAAGGCCGATTAATGTTTCTGCGGCAATAATACCAATATATGCAACACCAGTAACAGGCTGATGATGATGTGAACAAACACTTCTAAGTTCACTACGTACAACAAGCATACCTTTATAACCATCTTCAATATGATTAGGAAATGCAGTTGCATTAGGCATAGGATTATACCTACCACTCATTAATTCATTATAATACATTTTTGCAAGACGTCTTGCAGTATCTTGTGAATTTGGATCATTATCACGATCAATAATCAATCGATCAAGCACTGATTCAAATGCTTCTGTTGCTTCATCAATTAATTTTTCTTTGTCGCCGGCATAGATAAATTCTGAGATATTATCACCTGCCCAATAACGCTTGTTAGCATCTTTTATTCTGCGTGTTACTTCTTCGTATTTTTTCAATTTCATTCTCCGAGTTATAGACGTGGATGTCTATTTTGTTTTACATTATATACTTTATTTAGGTTTTTGTCAAGTATATTATACATCAAAAGTACTTTTCGAGTACTTCTAATTGATCGTGATATTCTGCAATGATTTTCAACTCTTTTTCGACGGCTTCCAAAATGTCTGGATGCTCGCCCACTCCTGCTGAGTTTTTCAAATACACTTCAACATTCATTGCGTGTTTTGCAATATGTCCTTTTGCATGATCTTTGATTGCTTGAATCATGTTTTCTCTATTATATTCTGTCATTTTAATTTTCCTTTCCAATTTGTGTTACAAATTCCTTTGCAATAAGAGTGTGTGCTTCTTTATTGAAGTGTTCGTCATCTATTGTAAAAGAATCTATAGGGTTCTTACTTTCCAAAAACTGTATTACGTTTTGGTTAGCAACTTTACCATAAGAACAGTCTCCAAGCATATTTAGATCTTTCGGGAGCCAGGTGTTCTCGTTAATGGCAAAGATTTTTAGTTCTGCATTATTTTCTTTACAGATTAAATTCCAAAGGTAAACTTCTTTGAAAAAACTTCTTTGTGCAACAACAGTCATTAGTTCATACCAAGCCTTAATACGTTGGTACCCATCTGTTTGTAAATTAGGATCTTGAATATCAAAAGGATCAAACTGCAAAGCGATTGTAGGACTGATTACATAGTCTCCAGCAACAGTTATTCTGCCTCCATCAAAGCATTTAGCGTTATTGTTCCATTGACCGATATTATAACAATCGATCCGTCCTTTTGTTTCTTCTAAATTCATATGTGTATCAAGCGGTGTGATATTTTCGTAATGACAGGGATTACTAAATCCAACTCTATATCTGTCCCAATATGTTTGTTGTATAATAACTTCATCAATGTCGTCATATTTTTTAAATAAAAAAGCAAGGCGTTCACTGTAATCATACCAGCCTCTACCAGGACAAGCAAATATAACACCGTCTTTGTCTTGCTCATTTATATAGATTTCTGCCCAGTTGTTATCATTCCAACGATCACGTGTACCTTTGGTTTGAGAGTAACTATACCCTGCACTATGACTACAACCTATAACGGCAGTTCTCATTATACACAATCTCCTTGAAATAAACTTGATTGTCTTGGATTTCTTATCGTATATTTTTGTTTTTCAGGAATAACACCTCTAACACCACCTTTAGGATCTGCCATATCACCTTTGCGTCTTGGAATTAAATGTACGTGTGGCCACATAACAGTTTGTCCTGCTTCTTTGCCTACATTCTGTCCAATGTTATATGAATCACAGTAACCTTTCTGGACCCAATCGTAACCCCAAGCATATGCGGCCTTATAACATTTTTCTAATTTTTCCCAAGTTTCTTCTTTAGGTACAAAAAGGATATGTCCTTCTGTAACTGGAAAGCCGTCACGAAACACAGTATAATCTCTTGTATCAATTAATACATCTTTCCATGGTACATCTTTAAATTCCATATTAAAACTCCTGTTTCCAAACTGCGGCACTAAAACCTTTTCCGTTTGTATCACCGCCATTATTATCTACTTCAACGCCGTCATATGTAATACTACGCACAACGTCTTCCCCGTTTGTTGTTTCACTGTACTGTATTTTTAGTTTTTTAGGATCAAATGCTCCAACTGTTTCTACAATACCATCAAAGAATGTACCCTTTTCTAACGAAAGCATTTGTACAACGTATGTGCCTTTGTCTGGATAGGTATCCTCAACACTGTCAAGAATTTCGGTTTCGTAATCTGTTTCTTCACTAATCTTGTTTGCCCATTCATTAACATTTGTATTTTCAATTATTGTTTCGATATGCTTACTACTATATTCTAAACCGTCTACTTCGTTTACTTCTATTTGAGCATTATCAATTGTAACCGCATGAATGTGTTCAAATTCGTTTGGCATTTCGTACCATTGACTACAAGCACCTACGCCTTCTTCATCATCGCTTAGAAAGTTTGCTTCAGGTGGAACACTATCAATATCTTCAAAATCAAATGTACCTTCTTCTGCGTTTAGCAAATAGTTGCATAGATCATTATCTCCATGCTCATCTACAACAGGTTTCCAAAAATCGTATGCTTCTTTTGAAATACTTGCGTATGCGTGTTCGGCTCCATATCCCCATAGTTGAATATGATAGTAACGAGGACCTTTGATTGTATCAACAAGTTCTTGTTTTTCTTCTGTAGTTGCCATTAGTATTCTCCTACATTTTCCCAAGGATACACTAACCATACGTCTTCCTCAGCCTTATTAACTTCATCGCAAGAGTATGACACACCGTCAAACCCACTTGATAAATTTTCTGTTAATACAGCAAATCGAACAGTATTTCCCCACACTGCTTTCCAGGCAACAGTTTCATTAGGCAAACAACTGCTCTGCCAGTCCTGTTTAATCCAGTTAAAGGTAGAACCTGTATCGTTGATATCGTCTACAATTAAAATATTTTTGCGTAAGTTAGGTGCCCAACGAGCACCAGTTGTTCCTGTTTCTTTTTCGTCATAGTTGTATCCAAACGCATCTTCACTCATCCAAGCATTTGTTTCACTACCGTGTCCGCTATCATCACGCAAACTTACTTTAAGTGCTTCACAACTAATACCAGTCATATTGCTAATAATAGTTGCAGGCACATTGCCGCCTCGTGTAATACCTACAATGTAGTCAGGACGCCATTTGTCCTTGTACATTTGATTAACAATACTGACGCACATTTTTTCTACGTCTTGCCAACTGTAAAACTTTTTCTTAATCATGACCTTTCCTTACCTCTATTAAGTTTGAGTTACCTTTTTCTACAATAATACCAGTTCCATTATTAAATCCAGCATTAACAAATTTAAGTGCGGGAACAAATCTTGCATTAGATCTAAATCCTGTTGCACTGTGATTTATATTACTCTTAAAAAAACAAAAACGTCCTGGTACAGGAGCAACACTAATAATTAACGGATCAGTATTTCCTTGTACATCTTTAAGTTCATATCCTTCTAAGTCTTCAGTAGTAATAAAAAATTTAGTTTCACCTTTCTCGTCTGGACTCCAAGTACTATTACAATAATAAAGAAGTGTCCAATCGCAGTCGTCTTTATGGTAGTATGCATCTTCTCCAGTGGCAAAAAAGTTAAGATTGCTTCTACGATATTCTAACCCTTCGAGGTCATCTAATTTTTCATTAATAACGTTCCATATGGTTGACCAAGTATGTGTATGTTCAAATTCAAAACATTGTAATCCTGTGGGAGGTTGCTCTGGGTTGTCTCTTGTCCCCCATTTGAAACTTAAATTTTGTATTTCATTTTCGAGAACTTTTATTACTTTAGGATTAAAAACGTTATCGTACGTTTTGATTAAACCTCCAAAGTATGTAGTGCGTTTAATCTCCACCTTTTGCTCCTATCCCTAAATATTCTTCATTGTGTATCCATTTGTAACCACGTTCCTCAATTTGACCTTTGTTAGTAAAAGGAAGGAATCCCCATTCTTTAACTTTACGTCCCATAAAGAATAAACTCCAACAAGGAATCTCGTTACCGTTTGCATCTTTCTCAAGTTCGAGCCAATGCAGATCGTCTGCTTTTCTATAACGGAAATGTCCAGGACCTCTCCACACTTTTGTACTACCCACAACTCCGCCTGTTGTTACATTTTTAAGCGGAATATGTTCCCAGTAACCACCTTTAAGAATAAGTGTTGCATAATTCCACGGATGGTCATGCAGTGTGGGCTCATCTCCTACAAGAACTTTGTGTAGTGTAATATTGAATGGAAAACGCTTTCTATTTTTTAGAAATACATAGTAACGGATAAGATAAGGTATCTTTCCGTCTCTATCGTAAATAACTCTTTTACGTCCTAATAGTTCCATTAATTTAGAAAGGAATGTCATCATTTGCTCTACTCTTATAATCGTCTTTTACTAAATTATACACTTCAATAAATTTTAGATATTGAATTTTAAGTGCTGGATATATTTCAATCATTTTTTCAAGATCGTATTCACTTGGCCATTTTGCCGGACCAGTATCGAAATCTTCAAAAGTATATGTTGGTGCAAAAGCAGGAGATTCATATGATGATGTGTACTCATCGTTATTAAGTGAAATAGTAAAAGTACCATCTGTTTCGCATAAATCATCTTTGGCTATAGTAATACCATCAATACTTCCGTCTGAAGAGTAATTAACAGTATAAGAGTTATCATCATCCATTTGCAATTTTCTCGTATAGTTTTTTTCCACTAAAATATTCCTGTGCTAATTTCAATGTTTGCTTCTGCATGGGAATCAAGTAATCTTTATAATTTTCCATATAATTAATAATCCTATTACAAACTTGTTCTTTGTGCTTTTTATAAGTTTCAAAATCTTTTGTCCATATACTTGGATACTTGAATTCTTCAAGTGCCATCTCACTATAACTAAGTCTATCAGGAACCATAGGAATAGCATCTACAAGTGCGCCTTCATACCAACTAATACCAAGTGTTTCTTGTAGGTTAGCAGAGAATATAAGTTTTGCTTTTCCTAATAAATTATGATACTCATTTTTAGTCAACTGTTTTTCTTGGCAAACTACAAATTCATATTGTGGTAATTTCTCTTTTAGATCTCTAAAGATATCAATCTGTTTCTCTGGTGCAATTCTGTGTGGGAAAAGAATTAAATTTTCTTTATCCATATTTTTATACATATTAAAACTATTAGCCAAATACTCCATAGGCCAACCAACACGTACTGGTTCATGCTCTACAGTAATTTCTCTAAACGATTCTTCAAACAAATCAATATGGAAGTCTGTAGCAAAGAAGTTATCGTCATAACATTCATACATTGACCGCTCTGCATTTCTTACCCAAGGCTTATCGCCAATTAGTCTGCCCAAGAAATCCTGTGGGTCATAACTACCAGCATGCCACAAGCCACCAATGCGAATGTTAACACCCAATAGTTCTGCCATGTAGCGTAGTTGTATAACTGTAGGGTTCCAGGCATCGGTATAGAGAAAATAATCGCCGTCCTTAATAGTTCCTGCACAGAACATTTCTCCTATTTGTTCTAATTGTTTACTTTTATAAACATTAGTACCGCCGAAATTAAGGAAAGCCCCAGGCGTAGTTGCCTGAGGCGTTTCCCCACCACTAATGACTTTTATATCTTCATTTGTAGCACGTTGAAGTTGCTTTGGCAGATGTTCTTTCCATTGCTTAGTATAGCGTGTGTCTACTGCTTCAATGTCTACAATATAAACTGCCATTAGTGCCTCCTGTTGTTAAACTTCTTATTTTTATTAAAAGGGCGTGGTTTCTTGCCCTTTTTAAAATTACAAAAGTTACGCCACGCTTCACTTTTGTTATTATACAAGTCTCTCTCATCAAACTTGTATGCACGATGGTAACCTAACACCCAAGAACTCGCACAAAATTCTTTAAATGCTTCAAGGTCATTAAAAACCTTGTTGTAAACTTCACGATCAAACTTAATCGCCATTTGATTATACCTCTCAGTATTTTGCGTACTCAATATGGGCACCATTCTCTCCATCTTCACTGATATCGATATGAACTTCACGCCCGGGGAATTTTTCAGAGATCTTTTCGTAAAGATCATCTGCCATCATTTCACATGATTTATAATCTAAGTTTAAAGTTCCTTCGCTATATAATTTCTCCATCCACCGTTTAAATTGAATAAATTCAATATCTCTGTCGTTGTGTGTAACAGTGATACCTACTTTAAAATGGAATATGTGTCTATGGGGATATCCCAAGAACGAAACATCATATTCATCACCTGTTGCCAGTGCTGGATCTTCCAGTGCCGCAGGATACTTGTGGATACCTTCTTTACGGAAAGTTACCCAAATCATTCTCTTTGCTGTATTCATAATTTTTTCATGTGTTTCTTTTGACATTGCTTCTTTAATCATTGTATCAGTTATACTCATACTATACTACCTTTCTTTGTTGTTGTCAACCGGATTATCGTTCTCATATTTGGACCAATCTGTAAAAGTTGAACGTTTTTGCAAATCATGTACTTGATGAATCCAAACACCAGCATTTGATGCTTTAAAGTCTTTGTCATCAATTTTGATACAAGCATTATAATTAAGTTGATCAATATAAGGCAGTTTAACACTAATCTGACTAATAAATTTACTTTCTTCATTGTAACCAGATTCAATTACATATTCGTGATATTTTACATCATAATCAAGTGTTACAGTATACCCTTCTTTAAGCAAACCATATACAAGTGAATCCCATGCTTTGTTAGTAGCATCATCTCCGTATGGTAATGTAACTGCAAAACTTTGATTAGCACCAAGATAGATATGATCAACGTGTGTCTTTTTTGCTTGTTCCAGAACTTCTTCTAATGGTCGGCATCCTACTACAAATAGTGTATCCATGTCATATGCCGGTGTATGTTCTACTTCATAACCAGTGAAGTATACTACATTGTCTTTTACTTGTCCGTCGCTATAATCACGCTTCACTTTTAAATGCCTTCATTAATTCTTTAATTTGATCCTTAATCGCTAACTTAGTTTTCTTTAATTTAAGTAGAAGACTCTTGTGTACAAAAGATCTATCGTAGGTTCTTTCGTCTTCAAGTTCTTTTACTTTAGCATCATACCAAGCATGATGTTCTTTTAGTTTTTCTATTTTTTTACTTGCTTTTGCCATTTTATAACTCCTCAAAGAGATTGCCGAATTGTGTTTGGGCATTTACTGTTTTCTTTCCTGTTGCTCCTCTGGTTCCAATAATTGACATCCAGAATTTGTTAAATTCTTCTATGACTGCATTTGCTTCATCTCTGCTTGACGTTGCGAATATTGCTTCCACAACATCTCTAAAAAATAACCTGTCGAACCGTTCTTCCACAAGCATCGCTGGAAGTACTCCGTTGTCGTATTGTCTATTCGCTTCTTGTACTGCATTAATATGACTCCATACATTATGACCCATCTGGATTGCATATGAAAAACTATCCCAAGATGTTTTTCCTTCTTTACCTATTTTATTTAGGTCGCCTGGAGCATAAATGCACACGTCTTTGGCTTGTAAATTTTGGGTAATAGGTGAATTTAAGAAACTTCTATGTTTCCCTTCACGAACAAACGCATCGCTAAAAGGTGATGTATCAGTTGCCAATGCCTTATCATCAATGCCAGGTACCATTCTGTATACCCATTTCTTTCTATCTTGTGTTTCAAGTTCGCAGTAAATCTGTCCATTTGCAGTTGCAAGGAATGGTGAAGCACAATCAAATGTAATAGTAAAGTTTTCATTGTGGTACTTACGTACGGCTCTTTGTACATCAGTTAGTAGTGTCGCCCATTCTAATTTGCTTGTGCCTAAGAAGTGCATAAAGTCGTGTTTGCCCTTTTCAAGCAATCCATCGAAACGCAGTGCTACAAGTCTTTTTAGTACCAAGTGTACATCACACATATTCTGACCACCCATTGACCAACCATTAAAGTGTGTACTTGGATATACTTTAGGATCACAGTAGTCTTTCATCTGTTGATACCAGTCTTCAGCATCAGCATGATTTTCACCTTGCAATACGTTTAAAAACTTACAAGAACCCGAACGGTTTTTCATAAAGTAGTCGTTATTGATACGTGTAGCATTTACAGCATCTTGATAGTTGTCAATACCTGTTGCTTTTGCTCCTTCTGGAGAACGTGCTACCCAGGCAGGAATATCAAGAATCATACCATAGTCCATATAAGCATCCATCCACGCAAGAACTTGCTCACGTTTCTTTTTTGCTTTAGGACAGTTAGGATCTTTCCAATCACCTTCCCAGACTCCTTTACCAATTTGGAAACCACCTGAGTCGCCTAACAACCAACTGTTGTTACGATCTCTATTCCTAATCATATCTTCTTTAGGCGAATCCTTATTGATATCTAACTCTGCATGACCTGCTGAATACAAACTCCAATGATAGTTGAATAGACCGTCTTTAGTATTAAACCAATTAAGACTTTCCATCTCATTGTTAGGAAAAGGAATACGACTTTTGTCTACATATTCTTCCTTACGTTGTTTGCCTATAAAAGTTGCATAAAAGCCACTAATAGCCGGAAGAAAGATTGCGTAGTCTTTCTGTTCTTTAGTTAAGTCCGTATTCAAAATATTCTCCTTATTTAGTTTGTGCTGGAAGAATATAATTATATTCTGCTAATCCAGAGTCTACAGTAAGTTGCATTGCACCTTGATCTGAAATACTCATTGTAACTTTACCATCTAAGTTTAAGATTGCTTGTACTTGTGCTACAGGCCAACTCCAAGAATGTTTTAAAGATCCTGTAATATCTGTATGGAATACAAATGAACCTGCATGTTGTGAAGCATCACCGAAACTAAACACTAAGTTAGTACCGTCGGTTTTTACACTAAACACAGTTTCTTCAGAATGTGCAAGACTTTGAAACTTCATTCTTTGAATAGCCGCCATTGTTGGTTCAACTTCAACATCCCATGAAGCACCTTTAAACTTAACTGTCTTAAGTTTTTCTTCAATAATTTGTTTATTCATAAAACGATAATCGTTTTCAAAGTCACCTGTTTCGTTTTCAAAGTGGATATGTGTTGGAATAGTTTCGCCATTACGCTCTGCCTGTTCTACAGTAATTTTAGAATTCTTTTGATATTCCGGACACTTCAAATGCAAACTTAATTTATCTAAGTTAGGCATTCCAAATGTACCTGTGAATTCTGCTACAGGATTTTTAGTTTTAGAACTAAGAATCACTGAACGATCTTCTGCCATCGATTCGATAGTAGTATCAGTTTCGTTCGTTACCTTTACAATGTTAAGAAATCCTAACGAGTGTGTATGGGCAACAATGTCTTGTAAAATGTCTTTCATGTTTGTTCTCCTATTGTTACATTATATTTAGAAAATGCTTCTTTGTCAAGTGTTTTTTCCTGGCACAAGAAGTCAATTACATCAATTTGTGGCCGCCAGCCAATACTTGTTAATTGAGTAATATCGGCAGTATTATCTATGCGTTCATGCTTACTGCCATTACGCATTGGTATGTTTTTTATACCCTTTGCATCTAACAGTTTTGATAAGTGATAACTGTTTCCAGTACCAATATCAATAACGCCTTTTAAATCACTATTCATTATCATAGTAATTGCTCTACACACATCTGCCATATGTATAAAATCTCTTGTATGATTGTTAATATATTCAACATCATTTCTTAGCAACTTTGGTATAAACATATTAGGTCTTGCATCAGAACCGTACATTGTAGTAAAACGTAATCCAATACAGTGTTCTAAAGCATATCTTTCCATAATAAACTTTGAGTAAGCATATGGATTCTTATCCGGTTCTTTTGCTGTACTTGAACTTGCATAATATATTGGGCAAGTATAATAATCAAATAATCTTTTTGATGCTAATACATTATTTTCCCAATAGTCTGTTGGATTATCAATACTTTCTCTTACTCCGCTTTTGCCTGCTAAATGAATTACAGCATCTATATCATTAGGTAGTTCACAAGTATTTAGGTCTGTTCCTAATTTTAAGTCAATAAAAGTCATTTGGTGTATACCGCGCCAAAACATTTTTAGAACTGAACCAAGCATTCCTTCACTTCCTGTAATTAATAATTTCATATTCCTATCCAATTATAAACGCCTCTAACTGCTAAAAGCAAATACATTAATTCCATTAATGCTCGAGGTATGTCTTTATCTTTTACACCCATCCATATCCATATACTACAAGATGCTAATGCTACTGACCATCCTAACCATTGTAATTCGGGATCTCCTCCACTTAAGGTAAAAGCACTCACCATAGCAAGTATAAATCCTAACCATCTCCAACCGTCAATCTTATGATAGTAGCGTATTTTCAAATTCTTCCTTTACATAACGTTTAAGTTCATGATCGCCTATATTGTTAGGCACTCTTTTTTTATAAAATAGTTCATAACTGTCACTGCCATATTTTCCGATACCGTATAGTTGTGTAGCATCTTCTCCGTCCCAGTCCTTAAACTGTTCACTCATTCGATACAGTCTTTCTGCTCTAACGTGTCGCATACCAAGTGGAGCAATTATGTCTTCAATTTGTTTACGTGTTGCATGGAGTAGACTTGTGTGTGTAGGCCACTTAGCAAAAAACTTTGGCAGTACACGTTTTACTTGTTTACGATTTGTCAAGTTCAAACAAATAACACCAACCATGTGTTGCCACGCATTATCCACTTGTTGTTGTACCATTAAATCATCTCTCATTTCTTAACTCCGAAATGTTTAAAAGTTGATTGTACACATTTTGCCTGATAGTAACAATCTGCTAATGCATTGTGTAGACTTTCTTGTATTGCTTTACGAGGATCTATAGGCATCATACTAAACAAAGTTCTACTATCTCTAATCTGCCAAAAGTTCCAAGGACAAGGTTTACCAATATTTTTATATAAATTTTGTAATATCGCATAATCAAACAGCGGACCTTGACACCATAGTTGATCAACACCTACACAAAATTTGTTGATTGCTTTTGTTAGTGTGTCCATGTTCACACGATCTTCATGATCACCAAATGCTTCGTCTTGTATTTTTTGATCTTGTTTTGTCCACCAAGCAAGGGTATTGTCATCAATACTTCTACCATATTTTTCACTTTGTTCTTCTATATCGCAACGCATATACAATCCAGAATGTGGTTCAGAATCGGAATAAGGATCAAACTTTATAGCACCAAGTGTAATAATTACACTGTCTGGTTCAACACCAAGTGTCTCTAAGTCAATCATTCCGTGTACTGCCATTATTCGTCACCTCCGAAATCAAACAAATTATTAAAAGTATTTTTAGTTTTTGTACTTTCTAAATCATAATTAAGAACACCAATCAAGTTATCAAGTTTGTTGTCGATAATCGTTCCCTCCATAGCATCTCCATCAAATGGTAACTCCTTAAACCATTGTGGTAAATGCATTTCGTCTACAGGATATGCTACACTGGTGTAACCCATTGGATTCTGTTTTAGTTTACAAACAATAACTTTCATACCGTCTACAATCTCTTGCGAGTACTTGTCACCGTTCATACGCTTGAGTGTGTTCCAATTAATACTTGCTCTTACATGCCCTGGCATGTTTGCTTTACCTTGCTTCTTTTCAAGTCGTTCATAATGTCCAATTTTATTTGCACGTTTAGGTGAACCTTTTTCATGTCCGGGACGTGATTTAAACTCTGTACGGAATTCTGTAATACGATTTAAGATACTTTCTTCGCTTTCGAACTGCAATACTTTAAGTAGTAATTCACTTAAAAACTCTTGCATAAACACAGGAGTATCACTACGCTTTAGATCAAGACCCATGGCTTTTACTTTACCTGGCTTGCCGTCAACGTCTGTACGTTCGCCTTCGTTATCATAAATTAAAGCCGCATACCGCTTCTTAGTAATAAACAATCCTGATTCTGCAACAATCTCACGGCCTGCCGCAATAACATCTGTACGACTCTTTGGACAATGAAATGCATCAAGCATAAATTTAGGAAATGACTTGTTTGCTTCTGTACATACTTGGTCATACAGTGCAATCACATTGTCTTTACTCCACGGAATATTACCTGCATCAATATCTTTCTTTAATATCGGATATGCACTAAAATAGCAAGAGTCAGTGTCACCATATATTATTGCTTTACCTACATGATTGTATTCACCTGTAACAACTTTGTTTACTTCTGCACTCATGTGTTTTACGATCTGTCTACCTGTAAGTGTAGTTGATTGACCAATTCGACCATCAAAGAATCTACAACCTGGATTAAGAATAGCACCATACAAACTGTTCAAATTAATTTTTTTAACAAGTTGACGTTTATCCCAAAACTCAATTTCCGCTTTATTTCCTGCATCAATGGCTTTCTTTTTCATTGCCTGCATATCCTTACGTTCGCTGTACCAACGTTTAAGTAGTCCAGGGATAACTCCCTCAAACTCGTATGTAAAGATAGTTCCATTAGCACTCATCATCCAAGGATTGTTACTATCATAGATAATTTTATACACTTGAGCACCACTCATTACATCGCTTTGTCCGTTCTCCCAATCTACAGTTATGCTTACATCTCTACGTTGTTCCATAACAGCATCATACTCCATAGTACCAAATCGGCCTTCCCATGCCGCCGCAAATGATTTCTTTTTCAAGTTCATTTGTTCGCCTACATATTTGTTTGTAAGTTCAGGACGTAGTTGACCTATCACAGTTTCCGGAGCCATGTTTAATGCTCTAATAACAGAAGGATACAGTGAATTTAAGTCCATTGAACCAATCCAACTGTGTACACCTACTTTTGGAAATGCAACATATGCTCCAGCCGCTGGATCACTACCAGGTTCACGTTGTACTCTATTAGGCACTTGCATACCTCTATGATGTGCTTCGTTGATAATTGCTTGTTCTGTAACTGCAACAGCACCCATTGTGGTCTGTAGCAAAACAGTATTTGCGTGTGCAAGTTCATTACTAAGATCGATAAATCTTAGTTTTTTGTCCAGTTTGTCCAGTAGAGCAACGTCTTGTCGGTTGTACTCAATGAACGTTCTGAAGTCATTGTTATAAAGTTGATCGAGCGTACCTTCGTACACAGTTTTTCTTTCACCAACTTCCATTTCACCAATGGCATCAAGTCTGTAAGTATGTCTTTCTTCATATGTGTATTTACGATATAATTCCAAACTATCTAAATGCACTCTGCCTATTAGGTCATAGGTTTCTTGTTGCCTTCCAAATTTTTCATACTCACGCTTCTTAGGAAACTGATCAAACAAACAAAAACGTCTGGTATCATCCTTGCTTAATACTTTTGCTACACGGTTAACAGTATAAGGAATATCATAACCTTCACTGTTCCAACCAGTAATAATATCACTATCTTGGATTAGATCTAAAAATGTTTTAAGCATATCTGCTTCATCACTAAACAGATGGGTATTTGGAAAATCTTTACATTGTTCTTCTGCTTGTTCCATTGTCAATCCCTTAGGCGGAACAGCAAGTGTTACAAGAGTATCTAACCATTGCAAATGAACTGAAATAGCAGTAATAGGCATAAACGGATCACTTGGATCAGCAAAGCCACGTTCTGGATCAAAATCTGTTTCAATGTCAAAAAATGCAACGTTCAACTTAGGAGCATCGTGATTAAGATAATTTTCACTTAAACACTGGAAGATTGGATTTACATCACTTTCGAATAATTCTTTATTCTTGTTAATTGCAAGTTCTTTGCGAAAGTCTTTTGTATTTTTACATACAATTCTATTTAGAGGATCTCCATAGATACTTTTATATTTTCCTCTTGGGTCAGCATAATAAAAAGTATATTTTACAGGATATTCGGTAAAGTGTCTTTTACCGTCTTTACGTTCTACAACGCGAATAATATCAGCATTGCGATCAAAGTGTGCGTCTACATAACTCATTTTTTCTCCTATACCATTTTAGGCTGGCAAATACCCAAGTTATTCGTTTATTGGCCGAAAATACCATCTTGTACAAGTCCAGCAATATATATTATTGTAAGTCCTGCGTTTAAAATAATCAACGATTTTTCTTTCCAAAGCACTCCTACTGCTACCCAAATACCATTAGCAATAGTAAAAGCATAACTGTAGTAAGGATACATATTAAATGCGGCCATTGTAGCGGCAATCAATAATACCGTTGTTCCTGTCCAAGCCAACCATTGGTATGGCTTAGGTTGCGTCTTTAATGTTTTTAAAGTATTGTTTGTCATTTTGTGCCTTATCGTCTATCCAAATGTCGTAATGTGGTTTGTGAAATAAAATAGAACTGTATTTTACTTCCCATTCCTCTAATTGCCTTTGTGTGAATTGTTTCCAATCCAAATGTGATTTTGCGCCTCTTGCTGTCCAATAATTAATTTCATGGCCTTCGTCATACAATTGATTAAAGTGTTCAATTCTTTCTTTAATAGGCTTACTATTTTCATAATCACTGTTAGTAGTATAGCATATTGTATTATCAATGTCAACCATATAAATCATGTATTTTGACCTCTTATTTGTCTAAATTGTTTGTTGTCTGGATACTCACTATAGTATCCTTTTTCTAATAATTTATTACTTGCTTGTTTGGTTTCATCTAATCGTTGTAAAACAAAGAATTTAATAGTTGGGTCGTTTAAGTCATTTTCATAATCCATGTATTTGTATTCAATAAACAACACATTTCTATCTAAAAAGTATTGGGTTCGACATAGTCCGAATAGTTCTTTACCTTCGTTTGGATCTTGAACATTGTGTAAAATTACAAGAACAGCATGACTGTCATAACTGTCAAACTCAAACATCACTTTCAGTATATCTAAGTATTGATCTGTATGTACTCTTTTTACGTCTTTACTGTTTGCCCAAGGGCACTTACCCTTTGCCAATTCGTTTAAATGTAGATCTAACCAAGTATCTATTCTTTGTACATTCATCACCACCAACCTATAGCAATTCCATACCCAAATATGTTGACCAAACTAAAATAAAATGTCAGTAGCATTACCCAAGCCGCCCCTCGTCTATAAGCGGCATAACACTGTGTAATACTGCCAACAAAAAATCCTGGATACACAATTAACATATTAGGATCTCTTGCATTTACAGCAAGTGTTAAACTGGCGCCTACTGTAAAGATAAAACTGATTAGTTCAAAACAAAACGCTGTTTTATCAGAGTGATAACTGTTTATCCAAAAATCTTTTATCTTTTGCAATTACTTGTCCTTGCCGACAGTAACTACAAGTGTTTCAAGATCATCAAATTCGTCAGCAACTTTGTGCCAATCTGCTTTGTGTGCAATCTTAATTGCTTTATTGATCAAACTTGACTTTATATCAAGTTCTTGAGAAACTGCTTTCACGGTTTCTCTAAGTCCTTCTTGGAGATCTTCAATCTCTCTCATTACGTTTGCGCCTTCGTTAACCAATCTTTCGAGTTTGGCTTTTTCGTCTGGGCCGTATGTTCTACTTGACATCTTATTCTCCTTTGTAAGCGTCTAAAGTTTTTTGAAACTTACCTGCGTGTGATTTCTCTGCTTTTGCAAGTGTTTCAAACCAATCAGCAATTTCTTCAAAACCTTCTTCTCTGGCTGTTCTTGCCATACCTGGGTACATATCTGTGTACTCATGGATTTCACCTTTGATAGCAGAAGAAAGATTTTGCTCTGTATTACCCATAGGTTCGCCAGTTGCTGGATCACCTACTTCTTCTAAGTATTCTAAGTGACCGTGTGCATGACCCGTTTCACCTTCTGCTGTGCTTCTAAATACCTGTGCTACTTCATTAGCACCTTCGATATCTGCTTTTTGAGCAAAGTATAAGTATCTTCTATTTGCTTCTGATTCGCCTTGAAATGCGGCTCTTAAATTATCTTTTGTTTTGCTGTCTTTTAAGTCCATAAATTACCTATAAGTTAATATATTTTTGTTAATGTATAGTATTATATATTCGCTTAAGGTAGAAGTCAAGTGTTTTATTGAGACATTGCAAATAAATCAAAATATTTTTTAGTCCACCATTTTTCATTTTCACGACTATCAAATACGATATTTTTGGTAGCAAAATGATTTGGCCTTTCGCGATATCTCACTTTAACAGGTCCAGCATCGTGCCAAACATCTGCCTGTCGGTTTAATATAAATCCTCTTGGTGCAGTTGCTCCAAATCGTTTTTGAAAAGGTAATTGAGCAAAGTCTAAAATCCACTCTGGTGTGACTACTACTTGATGCGTAGCAACCATGCCTCCTTGTTCGTGGTCATTATGACCAACTTTTGCATTCCAACCTTTTGTAGGATGTTTAATATCTACTTCGTACTGTTTTACGTGTGCTTCAATTCCATGAAGCCTTAATATTCTTCGTAGTGTTTGTGACAGTAAGATACATTGGTTGCCAATTTCATACAGCATATCCATTTGATACATTCTGCAATACACTGTTACAAGTCTATAATCTAAATTGACAACATCTTTACCAACGGCTAAACTATAATCCTCTGGAGCAAGATCCCAGTCTGGATCAAACTTCATAAGCGAGTTAAAGAGTACTCGACCTTGTTCGTCAACGTTCATTGTGTTCCTCCACAGTTAAACTTTTCGTTAACAATGAATGAACTGAACAAACTGTAACGTCACCTTATGTAAAATAGTAACCTCTGTTTTGTCACCAGCCGTGTCGTACGCGAGCACTGTCACCAAAAGTAGGCGTTCCTATAAGTCACCGTCAATCAGTATTAACGTATAGATATTTATGATATTACAATCAACTTGATAGTCGTTGTGATACTTTACTAACCAAGTACTCTAAAGATACGTCAGACCAAATATTATGTTCTTGTGCCTTATAATCGTATATAGGCATAATGCTTTTCATTTCAGGAATAAATTCTTTAGTAATTAAGTTTCCGATATATAAAGATTCATTAAACTTAGTTTCGTCACTTAGCGTAACGTCAAACAAAGTTGGACCATTAAACATTAGGTGTTCGAATTCTACTGTATCTTTTGCTTGTATTTTTATTGGAAAAGGTCTTTGGATTAGTTCTTTTCCATTCCAAGTGAACAATGGAATTTTAATAGGTTGATCAAATGTTACTTTGCCTTTCTTACCATTGATAATTGCAGGGTAATCTACTAAACATTTTTCTAAAGTAAGTGTACCTTCGATAACTTCGATACGTACACTGTAACTGTCGTGTACAGTTGTTTCTGTTTCAAACTCGTAAATTAAATTTGCAGTGCATGATTCTTCTAATTTGTTGTTTATGAAAACTCTATATACAGCATCATCAGAGCCGTAAACTTTTAACTTCCGCATAGTGTCCCTTTCAGTGTGTAAAAATACTTATGCGTTTATGTGTCGAGAGTCTCGTCTTTTGACTTGTATGCCCATTCGTCTGTGTGTCCTACACTCCACTTAGGTGTATTTTCAACTGTATAGTTTTGAGTGCATACTTTAAAGTCTGGAGTAAGTCTATCTGGATTTACAAGACTTTGATCTGTGAATACTACTCTATTGTTTGGTTGTGCGGCAAATTGTCCATTGTCTAATTTAATGATATTAAAAGTTTTGTGTTCAGGATCATGCTCGCTAAAATTAATATCAAGTGTTGAGTGTTGTGCGTGACAAGTATCAAGTGTAAACATATATTCACCCTTGTGCATCTTTCGGTCCTTGCCAAAGAACTCGCAGTCGCTGAGCATTGGCTTTTTGATCACTGTGATGTCATAGTCAAAGCAGTCCCATATCTGTAGAGTGTCAAGAGGAAGTTGATTGTCCTTATCATAATCTTCTTTCCACACAAATGCTGAGATGGGTAACTTGTCATATAGTGCGCCATACTCTAATAATAATGTTTCAAAGTACAATGCTTTTGATTGTATACTTCTAATGCTTATCCAAGTGCCAGGTGTGAGTTCACCGTGTCCTTTTTGATGATCGTAGAGATATTCTTTTTTTACATATACTTCAACAGGTGGTAGATTATGCACTAAGAAAGCCATAAAGAGTCCTCTTTAAATTTGTTACAATGTATTTATGTGAAAGTGTTTAAGATATGAGTAGTTAACTAAACTACATCTTAACGCAGTTGTCTACAGTCTTGCCACCTTTTTTCTTGGTGCCCATACGCTTGTAGCCTTTCCAGCATACTTTGCCGTCAACGCCTTTTTGTTTTTCTTCTGGGAGTGTAGTGTAACTTGGATTGCCACATTCAGAGCAAATACCTAATTTGCTTTCTAACATAGATGCTAAAGATGATTTATAAGATTCGTCTTTCTTTTCTTTTTTGTCTTTGATAGCCTTCTTCATTGGCTCTTTTTTATCGCCGTCTTTGTCAACGTCAAGAAAGTCTGGTTTAGATTTCTTTGCTTCTTGAACTTCATCAAATTTCTGTTCATAATCCATGTGATGATAAACTGAACTCATATAGTCAGCGGCCTTAGTAATTTTAGATTGAACCCATCCTTCAAGACCTTCTTTTTCAGTTACGCCTTTAAGCATTTCATGAAGTTTAATTGCATACTTTGCAACCTTGTATAATTCAGCACGAGCCATTTGTACTTCGTGATCTGACTCAACTTTATATGCTAAATCTGCTAAACCTTCTTTTAGATCTTTTTGTCTCATGTTAGTTCCTCTTTACGGTTTTACCGCCCATTAAATTATTTGACATATCTAAAGCATTAATTGTTGTACCATCTGCTTTTTTCTTTTGGGGTGCTTTAGGCATTCCCTTTGAATCTTTTGGTCTTTGTCCGTAAGCCATGCTTGGGTTAGCAACACTTGCAATATTACCTGCGGAAGTTGCTCCTGCTGTTGCAGTTTCTGTTTTAATACCAGCAAGTGCTTTCATTTCATTAGCAAAGTCCGATGCTTGATTTTGTTGCTGTGTAGAAGCACCTGATACTAATTTGGCTAATTGCATAATACTATCTGCTTCGTCAACTGGCTTGTCTTTTTCTAATGATGCTTTACGCTTCATTAGTTCTTTTTTAAGTTCTGGATCTTTTGTTGTGTTTGGATCCGCTTGTAAATCTTGGATTGCTTTCTGTTTGGCATCGTAATCATCTTTGTCTTTGGTAGGTGTATAGTTAGAAGATTCTGCGGGTCCTGCTTGAGCACCTTTTTCTGCTTGTTTCACTAACATCATAAACTTTTGACGCATTGCTTGATTACCAAGAATAGTTGTTAACTGCTTTGCAAAAGGAGCAATCTGTTTAGCAAGATTACCTTGTAATGCACCGCCTGATGCAAGTTTATCTAAACCTTTTGCCATCATAGCGCCTGAGCCGCCTTTTGCACCCATAGCCGCACCAGCCATTTTAGCACCTTGTGCTGTTTTTTGTTGTGCTTTAGGGTCAGCACCTGAAGCCATTCCTGCTACTTTGCCAGCAATGCCGCCTTGTTGTTGTGCCGCTGATTTAACATCGTCTTTTGAAGCACCTGTAGCATTTGCTACTGCGCCTACAGCCGCATTAGCACCTTTTTGTGCTACTGCACCAGCCGCTTTTTTAACAGAGCCAGCCGCTTTTTCTGCACCTGTTTTTAATGCATTTAACGGATTTGCTTCGGTTGTTGTTAATTCTCTTAGTTTCATATTACTATTTACCTTTTTTACCGCCCTTCATGTTAGCACACCAGTGGTACATTTTGCCTTTTTCACCACTGTATTTACGGGCCTTTGCTCTTAAACTACTTACTGATCCTTTGCAACTTGCACCTGCTTTTTTGACTCTTCCTGGTTTACTTTTGCCCTTCTTCTTGCCATCCGCAAAGTTTTCAGTTATATTTTGAACATAATCATCAACCATGATAACACGAGCCATGTCTTTACCTTGTGTAGCAAGTGCATCATATCTATGATGCCCGTTGACTATTCTTCCTCTACGATCAACTACGATTGGTTCGTATGTATCTTCACGTACTCTCTTATATTGTTTTGTAAGTTTGCCAAAGTCTCTATCTTTTTGAACAGGCTTAATATTTGACAATTTCATTACACCTTGTTTGCCGTCTATATTCTTGCCTTTGATTTGTGGTGGCGGATTACCGTCAGTAGGTTCTGGATCATAATTATGATCTTGATATCCACTTACATCACCTAATGAATATCCTAAACGTTTTAAATTTTTAACCATATGCTCGGCTTCTTTTTTGCCTCCAAAAAAGTTGATGTAAATATCTTGATCACCCATATTAACATTATCTTTGTCAACAGATTGCACATTTGCCATGTTGCGGCCTATTTTCATAAAGTCGTAATCTGTTGCATCACTATCAACTGCTACACTATTTTTTGGTAGTGGAAGTAGATCGCCTTCGTTGGCTTTGAAGTCTGATGAAAATGCTTTTTTATCACCTTTGGCCGCCGCGGCTCTTCTTGCTTTTATTTTATCTGCTACACTTTGTTCCTCTGGTGGACGTTTCTTCTTAATAGTTGCACGTTTAGGACTGCGACCAATAGTGAATCCCATAATTTCATTTGTATCTTCTTCTGCTGGTTTTGTAAAATAATCTTTTAGATTTGAAGCCGTTCTTTCAAACTTATGATCCTTATGCTTGAATCCTACACCACCTGCGCCTTCCCACTTACTAACATTTTGACCAAAGTCGTCAATTAATATGTTAGGAGTGCCATCTGGATTTTTTGCATATGCTTGTTTATCTGTAGTAATAATAACTTTCTTAGGAGGAAAAGCACTCAAGTTTTTCTTTACCCATTCACGTTTGTGTGGCTCTGCTCTATCATCATTTGCCAACGGAGCAGATAGGATATTATATTCTCCTTTAATATTTTTAATTATACCTAACAATTTATCAGCATTTGCTGTCGGTTTTAGTTTAAGCCAAAAGTCATCTGTATCTCTAATCTTTTGCAGTGCTTGGTCAACATTCTTAATTTGTTTCCAGTCGCTAACACCCATCATTTTAGTCCAAGCACCAAAGAAGTCTACCAGTACCCCATCCATGTCAACGTAAATTTCTGAATCGCTTGAAAGTTCTTTACCTTTTAATTCGTTAACTTGACTTTCTTTTGCCATTTTAGTTGCTGTTGCATACATAACTGCTTCAGCATCTTTGCCGTAACGGTCTTTAAAATCGCCCTTAGACTTCTTCATACCTTTAACGTATTTTTCTTTTTTCTTTTCTTCGCCTTTAGTTAATGAACGTTCTTCAACGCTTTCCGCCATACCTAAATTAAATAATACGTTTGTTTTAGAACCTTTTACCTTTTTGCTTAGTGTAGGCGGACGTCCGTCTTTGTCTACAGTGTTTCCAAATTTTGCGGCTTGTTTTTTAATAGCATCAACGCCAACATCGGGTGTAGTATTAACACCCTTTACAACACGACCACCATTTTCTTTTATTTCGCTAAACTTCATTTTTTACGTCCTCTAAATTGAGGCATACCGCCAGTCATGTGTGGCAAACTAAACCATAGTTTAAACCAATCTGGATCTCCAGGTTTAATTCCTTTTTCTCTTTCAATTTTTCTTTTTTCGGTTCCTGTAATAGATAGATTTTCATCTACAGGCTGTAATCCTTTAAAAGAGTATTCGCCAATACCTGCTAACTGTTTTAAAGTTTCTAAATCCATTATGCTGACGCCTTAAGTTCTGCTTTTAATTCTTTTTCTAATTCACTAACGTAACTGTTATCAGGTTTAAAGTTTTTAATTACCTCAGTCATTTCTTTTCTGGACTTGCCTTCTTTTTCTGCACTAACTAATTCATCATATAATTTTTTACCACCATATAATGCTATAGCAATACCAACTGCTGGCAAACCGTATTTTAATAATCCTTTTACAATAGGATGATCAATAATATCTTGTACAAATTCTATTGCATCTGATATCCAACTTATACCTTTCCATGCAACTAATGAAAAACTAATTAGCCATTTGTTGTTCCATAAAAACTTACCAAGTGTTAGTGCATGTTTACCGTATTTTAATGTATTCATTATTGCTGGTATAGCAAACTCATCTACTTGTTCTTCTTGTTTACCCCCAAGTATTGTTGATAAGTTATCAAACATTTTTTTAGCATAAGGTTGTGCAGACTTAGTTACACCTTTGCTAAATGCCTCAAAGTTATTATCCATAACTGCTTGACGCATTTTACTTGCACTCATCCCTGATGCATCATCTGCATCTGGATTACGTGAAAGTCTTTGAAATTTAATTTCTTCAAAGTCAAAGAACCCGTGATCTTTTTTAATACCGTTGTAATTTTCTAATAGTTTTCCTAACTTATCTTCACCTTCAAAGAATGTTACACTTCTGTAACCTCTTGCATATAAATCACTTGCGGCAAACATAATATTTTTAGATAATTCTATTTTAATATCTGGAAAACTTTTTCGTGCCCAATCTAATTTTTCATTTGGATTCAAAGGATCTGTTGGAAGTTTTGCGGCTCTGTCTGTCAAGAACAGTATTGCATCACCCGGACCTTGTTTAAGTGCTTCAACAAGTAAGCCGTGTCCTGTTGTAGCAGGATTTAATCTTCCTAAAGCAAAACTTACTTCTTTTTTTGGTGCTTCAAATAGTTCTCTCAAAAACATTAGTACTCGCCTTGTTTAAATCCGTCTACTTCTTCTTCGTAAATTTGTTCAGCAAGTCCTTTTCGTTCGTCCATTGTAATTAAATCTTCTGGATTACCTGCAATATCAAATTTCTTAATATAATCATTAACACCTTGGTTTACCATAGGTAAAATAATTTCTAAGGCTTTATTAGAATCACCATTGTTATAGCAGTCTTGACATTTTGCCATAGTCGGGTAGTACATCTGTCTATAAAATCTTGTATCGTCTCGCATGTGACAAAGTAAGTCACTTGGAACATCATATGAAGGATTGTCTTCTCTACCTAAAATATCATCAAATTTCATGCTACCACTTCCTGCAAGACCAATATCTTGCCTTATGTCTCGGACCTGGATTATCACAGTTGTGTCTTGCTCTAAAACTTCTGCGTCTTGCCGGGTTAGACTTTTTAATTTTCATATTAGGATCACCAAAGTTAACTTTTACTACATTACCTTTTGGATTCTTAACATACACTTTAAACTTCTTAACATCACCACGCATTGGCTTGCCAAGTTTTACTTTACGTCCTTGATACTCTGCTTCGTCTACAATTTCGTCTTCGTTAAACCATAGTTCGCCGTATGCATTATAAAAGTCGTCACCGTCATATGTTTCTTCGTCGATGTTAGAAAGTTCTTTGATTCTATCTAATTCGTCTGCTTCACCATATGGATCTTCTGCTTCTGTGCCACATTTTACACACTTGTCACCATAATGCATTCCACTGTCTTCACCTTGGTCCATTAACAAATTATCCAATGCACCTTGACCGGTTTCGCCATCTGCTACAAGATCTTGATTGTCTGCTTCCCAGTCATCGATGTATTCTTGTTTTTCTTGTGGAGTCATTGAGAATTCATTTTCATCGCCACACTTTTTGCAGTTCCAAGTATATGCATAATCATCTTGTTCTTCTGCAACTTCGTTGACAGTTTCAGCAAGATAATCTCTAAATGTTTTAGTCATATGATAGTCCCTTTATACGTATATAAAGTATTTATCACAGTTTGTCAACTAAAAGATTATACAGAGATTTCGATATCGAACTTGTCAAATCCTAAATCAAACAGTCTATTTGCTATTCTTTCTGCAACAGCGTTAGATTCTGCTTCATCTAACTGTTTGTGGGTATCTATTGTAAGTATAGTTTCGCCCTTGTCAGACTCAAATACTTCGTATAGTGCTTCAGATTCGGTTAGTGCTTCGTCTGTGCAATTCAGCACTTGTTCGGCAATAATAGCATCAACATCTTCTTGTTTGCCTTGCCACACAATATTAATAAAATTACTCATAACTACTCCTAATGGTTTAACAAGATACTATTGATAGTACCGTCTGTGTAAACTACTTTTGCTCTAACCCATACAAAGTTACCAGTAAAATTAGCATGTTTATTTCCAGTCTCTTGAGCGGCAGTGTACGAATGTACTTCAAACCAGTCTGCTTCTACAGGTACAGTTGCCAGTGTTGCTTCAACACTAATGGTTCCAGTTAAACCTGAATAGTTATATTGAACTGTATGTACACCGTCTGCTCTGCTGTAATATCCGTCACCTTTAAACTTCTCGCCTGTGATAGTTTCTGTTGTGCTATCACCTGGATGAGTATTTGCTGGTAAAATTATTTCACTGTTACTTGGCATACAACTATTTATCTAAATCTATGCTGTTACAGATTTAGTTTGTGTTTTAGGCACGAGTATAATTTTGCGTTCTTTGATATCAATATGCAAATGTCCGCCATCCTTAAGTTCCCCAAACAGTAGTATTTTACTTAAATTACTTTTAATTTCTTTATCAATAGTACGTTGTAATGGTCTTGCACCCATCTTCTTATCAAAGCCTACTTCTACAAGATAATCAATAGTATCATCTGTAATGTCAACAGTAACATTCTTCTCTTTAAGCATATCACGCAGTTCAACAAGGAATTTACCTACAATCTTAATCATAGTATTCTTCTCAAGTTTGCCAAATGCAATTACTCCGTCAAGTCTATTACGGAATTCTGGAGCAAAGAACTTCTTAAGTTCAGTATCTTCATAGTCCATTTCCATATCTTCGTTGAAGCCGATAGCATTTTTTTCTGCTTGTTCTGCTCCTAAGTTCGTGGTTAGGATTAACACAGCATTTTTTGCATCGGCTTCTTTACCGTTGCTTCCAGTAACTTTTCCATTATCCATTAATTGTAATAGGATCTGTGACACATCGGGATGTGCCTTTTCAATTTCGTCTAACAGTAGAACACAGTTAGGATGTTCTTGCAATTTAGTAATCAATTGTCCTGCATTGTCTTCGAAGCCTACGTAGCCAGGAGGTGAACCAATTAATTTAGCAACTGAATGCTTCTCTTGATATTCACTCATATCAAAACGTACAAGTTCCACACTTAGTTCGTTTGCTAACTGTTTTGCAGTTTCGGTTTTACCCACTCCTGTTGGGCCCATAAACACAAAACTACCAACAGGTTTATTCTCCGATTTTAATCCTGCTTGTGCTACAAGTATCTTATCAACAATCTCATCAATCGCTTTGTCTTGTCCGTAAACTTGTTTCTTTAAGTTTTCTTCAAGGTGCGCCAGATTACTTGATTCTTTTTGTGAAATTGTTTCTGGTGGTAATTTAATTGCTTTAGCAAGTTCAAATTCAATTTCTTCTTTGCCTACAATCTTGTCACCTTCAACTTTTTTCAAATTAAATCTTGAACAAGCAAGATCAATTAAGTCAATTGCTTTGTCTGGTAACTTCTTGTCAGCCATATATTTAACACTTAACTTGATTGCGGCATCAATACCACTTTCAGTAATTATGGTCTTATGATAATCTTCGTAGTATTTTTTAATGCCTTGCAAAATAGATTTAGTTGTTTCTTTGTCTGGCTCGGATACACTAACACGCTGGAAACGTCTCATCAATGCACGATCTTTTTCAAAATACTTGCGGTATTCTTCCCAGGTAGTTGATGCCACTACTTTAATATCACCTTTACCTAAGGCTGGCTTTAACATGTTTGCAAGATCATTTGAACTATTACTTCCTCCTGCGGCTCCTGCACCGTTCATCATATGTGCTTCGTCAATAAAAATAATAGTTTTACCTTGTTTTTTAATTGCCTGCATAACAAGTTTAAAACGTTCCTCAAAGTCTCCTCTATACTTAGAACCTGCCAGCATAGCACTAATATCTAAGTTATATACAGAATATTCTTGTAAAAATTCTGGTACTGCTTTATTAACAATATTCCATGCAAGGCCTTCAGCAATCGCAGTTTTACCTACACCCGGATCACCTACAAGTAGTACATTATTTTTTGAACGTCTGCCTAATGAAAGTGCAATACTTTCTAATTCTTCATGTCTTCCAATTACAGGGTCTACTTTATTTTTTTCTACTTCTTTGTTTAAGTTTGTTGAAAACTCACGTAGTGCTTTTTGTGCCACTTGATTCATTTCTGAATCTTCATATACTGCTTCTAATTCGTTGTTGAGATAATCAGCAAAACCTTCTTTTGTTATTCCTGCCTTCTGAATATGATAGTATGACCAAGATTTCTTTTCATTCATAATACTTAAGAATACATCAGTAATTTCGATATTGTGTCTACCACTAAATAATACCTGTGTAAAAGACCTATTCAAAACACGTTCAACTGTTGATGTTTTCTTAGGTTTAAATTTTTTAGAATTTTCAGCAGGTAATACAATATCTGTTAAATCATTTTTTAAGTAGTTTTCTATATTCTTTTTAATAAACTCAGGGTCTGCACCAGAACCTTCCACAATCTTAGAAAACTTTTCACTACATAACATTGCAAATAATAAATGTTCAAGAGTAACATACTCGTGATTTAACTTTTTAGCATCGTTCATTGCTTTGTCAAATACTGCTTGTAAGTCGTCGCTTGGTTCAACCATATTGTATCATTCCTTTAATTTTTTTAAAATATTTTTGTTGTTTCTTTTTTGCCATATCTAATTTCATCTTACTTACGCGATCAATATAATTGATGCCATATAGATGATCAAATTCATGTTGAAAGATTCTTGCATTCCATCCTTTAAACTCTATTTTACATTCTTTTCCGCTACTGTCAAGAAACTTTGCTACCAAAGCCTCTGCACGTTTTACCTTAAAAAATAATCCAGGAAAACTTAAACAACCTTCTTCACCTAATACTGTTTGGTCTGATACTGCTTCAATACGTGGATTAATAATTGCAAACGATTCTCCGTCTTTATATCCTTCTAAATCTTTTGGCTCTAAAATAAAAATTTGTGCATCTAAATCAACTTGGTTAGCACTTAATCCAACGCCATGTTCTTTTCGCATGATGTCAATCATATTTTTTTCAATGTTTTTTGCATCTAATTTATCAAAGTCAAACTCTTTTACTTGCTTTAACAAAGCCTGATGCGGATGATATACTAAGTTCATTCCTTAATCTCTCTTATTTTTTCGTATTGATCTTGGGTTAAATTTTTTGGAATAACGCCGTTTACTTTTAAGTAAACATTTCCAGATGTGCCTGAATTATAATCGGGTAAACCTTGCCCGCCTATACTTAAAACTGTGCCTGGTTGTGTGCCTCTTGGTATATTAATACTTATAGTTTTACCTGAAGGTAATGCAAGATTTGTGGTAGTTCCTAATATCATTTCAAAAATATCAATTGATGTTGTTGTGTGTAAATTTAAATGGTCTACTTCAAAATTAGGATGTCTTTTGATCCTTACCTTGACATTTAAGTTACCTCTTGGAACTGTTGGAACGCTATCGTCACCAAGTCCTCCATAACGTATGGTATCTCCATGTCTTGCGCCTTTTGGAATATCGATATTGACTGTTTGCTCTTTTCCAGTATTGGTTCTAAATGTAGCAATTATTCCTTTGCCTGTGTAAACTTCACCAAGTTCGATATCACAAGCGATTGTTATATCTCTATTTTGTTGTGGTCTACGTTGCTGTTGAAATCCTCTACCAAAAAATGTACTGAACATTTCATTTATGTCACCATTAAATTCAAAATTACCTGGTCCGCCAAAACCTTGTTGTTGGAATCCTGCTTGTTGTGGATCAGTAGTTCCAAACTGATCATACATTTGTTTCTTTTGTGGATCGGTAAGTGTTTGGTATGCTTCGTTTAACTGTGTGAATTTTTTATGATCTCCGCCTTTGTCAGGATGATGCTTTGCCGCAAGTTTACGGAAAGCCGTTTTAATATCCTTTTCAGAGGCATTTCGAGAAACGCCTAATAGTTCATAATAATCCATAACAGTATTATATACTTATATTAGACGTTTGTCAAGTTTTATTTGTCTGATTTTGCTTTAGAACCTGTGTATAGACCAAACCATGCCGCGCCAGCACCAACTACGATACTAACCAACCCCGATTGTTCCATAGTTGGATCTGGTAAATTCATATACCAAATTACAACTCTATACAATAAGATAATATAAACTGTAATAAAGATACGAGGAAAAATTCTCCAACTATCAACTGCTCTTGCTAAGTGTATTAATTTTGCATATGGATTAATACCCAAGTCTTTGACCGAAGTATCAACTTCTAAATCAACTTGAATTTTTTGTTTAGGTTCTGCAACCTTTACATCTTTGTCTAACATTATTTTTTACCCTCTAATTTTTTAATTCGAGATTCTAACTCGTCTATCTTTTGTGTTACATGGGGATACTTTGTACGCCATGCATTTGGATCATTTTGAAACCAAGTCCAGCCCCAACGTATTGCAAGATATTCAAGAAAAGCATCAAAATTTCTTACTGCCCACATTGCCATTTTTGTATCTTTAAACCAATACAAAAATGCGGCACCAAACAAAGAACCTGCGATTGCTGTGTAAATCCACAAACGGTCAGTTGCCAATCTTTCAATAATTTCCCACATACTATTTCTTCTCCGATATTACAAATCGTAAATTTTTATGGTCTGGATAATTCACAACCACGGGTCCTTCCGGACACAGGTAATCTATGTGTGCCAACAGCGTTGCTTCGCCCTCTGTAATCATATCTTGATGCTCCTCGTCAATAGTAAATGAGAATCCAAACTTGTCTATCTTGTCGCTGGCAGGTCCTGAAAACTTGGCCACGCTTGGTGTTGCCGTATGGATCATATACTTGCTGTCCTTGACTTCAAGCCTAAATCCTTCAACACTACAGTCATCTCTGTGCTTTTCACGGGCAACAATAACATCAAATGATCCATCTCTTGGGCCATCTGACACTTCAAAGTATTCTGGTGCCCAAGTAAGTATGTCCTTGCTTTCCAACTTGTCCCACAGGGTGTATCCGCCACCTATGAGAGCAAATGATGCTGTTACAACACCAATGCCCTTTGTAATATTTTCTACATCAAAACTAAACATTCGTCCATGTTCTCCTATATGTGTATTTATCGGAATTTGGTTAGAAAGAACAGGCAACTTCGCCTTTAGTAACTACATTTTCTCGTACCTTGCTCATGTCTTGAGGAATATCCTTAACTTCTAAGCCAGGTTTTACGGTGCATTTAGATTGGGTGGAACAACTACTTAGGATCAGTAGTGTTAGGATCAGACTCGCCTTCGTAATAATCTTTGTAAGCATCTATAATTTGTCTTTGTTTGATCATATAGGCACGGATCTGTGCAAAGTTCTTTGATAAAAGTTCATAGTCGTCATCGCTTAGTCCAAATAATACAGGATCTTTTCCTTGTTCTTTTAACTTAGCAAATACTTCTTCTGCATTTTCTGAAGTAATAATGACCCATTTAATGTTTTCCATCTTAGCCGCTTCTGGCTGAGATAAATTTAAAGGTTCTCTTTCTACTTCTGTTTTAAAAACGTCCAATTTAGAAACAGTTGAACAACCTGAAAGAAAGATTGCAAATAAACATACTATTAAAATATTCTTAGTCATAAGGTACATAATTAGGATTTGCTATACTTGGACATTCTGAATTAATTTCAGACTTTTTAGTAGCATTAATCTCTTTCTCTGTTAATGGAGAACCCATAGCAATTTCGGAACACCTCATTGCTTTGTTACTCGCACTATTAATAACACGTTCAACCAATTTTGCTTTTTCTTCAGCAAGTTTGCCAATATCTCTAACTTCGCCCTTGCCGTTGATTTTGTTGAAACGTTCGTCAAGTGCCGCAAACTCTTTGCGTAATATTGCATTTGTTTCTTCAAGTGCTTTATTGGTGGCAAGTATTGCTTTAAAATCATTTGCCTGTTGAGCAATTACTGCTTTTTGATTAGCAACACTATCTAATAATTTTGCATTATTGGCTTCGCTGGTAGCAAGGTCGCTCTTTAGTGTTTTTACATACATAACACCACCGCCGGCACCTGCCAACATAATTAAAACCATTGCTATTTTGATTGAACCTAACATTTAACGTCCTTGTTTACAAACTTCGATCGTAACTGTTTTGCTATCGCCATCTACCATATCTTTGAAAAGAGGTCCTTCGTGATATTCGTAGCCACAATTTTTACAAGTTACTCTGCCATCTCCTTGGCTTTGTCTTTTGTAGTGTTTACTCTGCTTGTCCATCCATTACCAAATGTTTTAAATGTTGTTAGTGTTTCATAGTACTCTTGTCTTTTTGCACTATAATCGTCGATTGCTTTGTTAATTCCTACTGCTTCAACATATCCTAATGTTTTTGCAATAGTGTTTGGACCAATCCAACCATCAATTTTTGTTCCAACTAAAATTTGTAAAATCTTAGTTGCTCTGTGTCTACCTGCATTTACACACATATCAAACACACAAAGATCTAATCCTTTAGGAATATCATTTGCAAGAACTGCATTCCAATAGTTTTTCTTATAAATCGGAGTTACATCTTTTTCTGTTAAATTTTGTATTACTTCTTTAGTAACTACTTTACTCATCCAGTCTTCATACGTTTGTCTTGTAATTCCCATATTTGTAGCACCGCCCGGATCGCTTGGATGATCAACGTATCCGCCTTCGTGTTCAAGTACTATTGCTAAACAATTCTTAAAATTATCTTTTGCCATTTTTTAACCTCTTTTCAATATTAAACTGTAGTTATTGTTTTCAAGCACAAGTTTCTTACCATATTTTGTAATATTATAATCACCTAAATACTTGCTCAAATATATAACTTCAGCGAAACCATTTATATCTAATGCTTCAGTGATATTTACCTGATCTGTACGTGCAAAATCAACAACTCTGAATAGAATTGGATCCATGAAAGTGTTTTTTATTCTTAGAGTGTGTTCATTTAGCATATCTACTTCTTCGGCATAACTCTTACTAAAGAAGTTTTTATAATTATCCATGTTACTTTCATTTACACGAATATCGTAGGCTTCCTTATCTGTTGGAATCATTTCTGCTAAATTAGCATCTGTTGCATCATGACTTTTAAAACTTTTGTAGTATCTAAATTTCATACTATCTAAGCCACTAATTTTTGTAATACCGTCCACCATTTCATAGATATGTGCTGGTGAGTCTTTTCCTCTTTCAATTTCTACAAATACCTTATACATACCATCTGATTGTTCACCCGATGTTGCATCAGCGTCAAGTACAAATGGATATCCTTTTTCAAGGAAGTTCTCAAGATCTTTTGCACTACCTTCATTCTTTGTAGAAAAACTTAACACGACTATGTCACTGTCACTGCCCATTTTAGATTTAAATGAATCTATTTCAAAAATACTATCTACTAAATCTTTAAGGTCGTCTTTTCTTAAACCCATTAAACTGCTCCTTCAGGTGCCGGTGCTTCTGCTCCTGCTCCTATGCCTGCTTCAACTCCGCCTTCTGCTGGCTGTGCTTCTGGTGCTGGAGATTGATCTGCTCCTGGTTCAGTAGTTAAATCTACCATCTCATTGTATCCACTGTATATGTCAATGATTAATTTTTTAGGCATCATAATTTCTACTACCCAGATTTCTTTACGATCCAGTTTTCCTTTTTTAGTGCCTGGTCTAATATCATCTGGTGTTCTAATTTTCCTTGGAACTAAGATATGGTCTTTTTTATATGTTACTTTACAATCGTAATCAAGTAATCTTTTACCGCCCATTGGATCAGGCATTGCATCACGTGGCCACATAAATGAACAAATTATCCAGTGTCTTTTGATATTAGGACCTGAAACAATTTCTCCATCTTCCCAGTTTTCGTACACATATAAATCAAGTTCGTCAAGTACTCTTTCAAAGTCTTTTAGAACCGTAAATGCAGTATCACTTTCGTATATACCCTGTACGTTTTTGATTACTTCTAATACATCTTTCATATGAATATCCAATCTTATACAGTTATTTATCCTGTTTCGATTTATAACAGTGTAGTTTTATCACAGGCCAAACTTACTAAATATTTGTGTAGGAGGCACAGATAGTGTCAAAACTATGTGTGCAGACTAATTTACAACTCATAAAGGAGGACTGCATGGGTGCAAAAAGAAGTGCTCGTAAGAGCAAAAACTACAATAGCAATATTGTAGAATTCAACAATTTTCTTCCCCAGAAGAAAAAAGAAGTCAAAATTATTCCAAGGAATGTTAATCAAGAAACTTATATGCTACAACTGTTAGACCCTAAGAAAGACATAGTTTTTGGCATAGGGCCGGCAGGAACAGGCAAAACGCTGTTAGCAGTACAGGTTGCAATTAAACAGTTCAAAGACGGAATAGTTGATAAAATCATCGTAACAAGACCTGCTGTAAGTGCAGATGAAGATTTAGGATTTTTACCAGGTACATTAGAACAAAAAATGGCACCATGGACAAGACCTATATTTGATGTGCTTCAGGAGTATTTTTCAGCAAAAGATATTGAAGGTATGATTGCAGAAGGAGTAATAGAAATTTCTCCACTTGCATATATGCGTGGTAGAACATTTAAACGTTCTTATATTCTTGCTGACGAAATGCAAAATGCTACACAAAACCAAATGAAAATGTTATTGACAAGATTAGGCGAAGGATCTAAGATGGCTGTTACAGGTGATCTTGCCCAAGCAGATAGACTTAAAGATAATGGACTAATTGATTTTTGTAGACATTTAGATAATAAAGGTCGTGCAGAAAGAATTGATGTCGTAGAGTTTGCCAAAGGAGACATTGAACGACACGATGCAGTCAGAGAAGTTTTAGAAATTTATGGTGATGTATGCTAACCTGGGAGATCAGTATCTCGGGCATCAACAACATATAATTTTTTAGTTTTAACCCATTTTATCCAGCCTGCATACGTCATTTTATGTAGGCTGGATATTGCCCACTGACGTTTCATAACAGTTTCGTTAAGTTCCATAGTCTTTGCTACTTGCTTTTCACGTTTAAAAGGAATAACTTGAACTAACGGTTCACCCATCTTAATTGTTGTGGGTTTAATTTCTTTAAGCATAATATTAATAGGACTTTGCGGAGCACCTAAATCATGATCCATTACACCAGGAACTGCTTCCCAGTTTTTATCTTCATGATAATACATAGGCAAATATAATGTACTCCAACCGCTTTTATTCCATGTAAACCAAGGATTATCTAATTTAACAGCACCGCGAACACTAAACTTCTGTTTCATAAAATTACCCAATTGTTCTTCGGGGTGATATGCATCATTATACATATCGTCACTGTATCTTGTTATAATATGTTTACCGTCGGGAGTTGGTTCGATTGTGATATCGCACCATGCAGGAATAACATATCCCATACTCATGTAATCTGTAATACCAGGACAGGCTCTTACAGTTTTATGACTATCAATGTTATATTGTTCTTTTTTAAAATAAGGTGATAATTCTTTAAACTTATCTGGAAAGAATTTACCAGCAGGTTCAATTGGTGCATATTTCCGGACACCCCAACTTTGACAAGCAAAGTTAATTACTGGCTCTTCTTTTTTGAATAAGTTTTTAATAAAATTTATCATACTTTAGTAACTGCTACCTTTGATTTTTCTAAGAATTCAATTCCGTCGTTACTACGATAGTTATCCTTGTAATACACTGTGCTAATACCACTCTGGTATATAAGTTTTGCACATTCTAAGCAAGGACTGTGTGTAACAAATAATGTAGCATTATTACCACTTTCGTTTGATTTTGCCAATTTAGCAATCGCATTTGATTCTGCATGAAGTACTTCTGGCTTTGATTTGAGTACAGAATGTCCCATTTCATCTTGTCTTACAACATCTTCGCAACAGTTATCCCATCCACTGGGCATACCATTGTAGCCAATTGAAATAATACGGTCGTCTTTAACAACAATAGCACCAACGTTTAGTCTTTTCGCTGTACTGAGGTTAGCAAAAGTTTTGGCTACCTCCATATATGCTTTTACAAACTTATCCTTCATTTACAAGTTCTTCTGCAAGAGGAAAGATTTGTGCAATTACTTTGGCACAAGCATGAGCAATATCCATGTGTTCTTTTTGGGTACCGTTAGCACCACGTAATTCAATATAATGAATCCAACTACGCAGTGTGCCGTTCATATATAGTCTTGTTTTAGTACAACCTTCTGGCAATACAGCACGAGCCTGTTCTTTAGCAATGCCATTATTAATTGCCCATTCGTATGCTTCTTTGGCGGCATTGATTACTTTTTGCTGTTGCGATTCCCAATCATTAATTAAATTCATGTCTTGTTGTGTTGTGCTTAATGCAATTGAGTTTTGTCTATTCTTTGTGTCCTGTAGTCGTGCTTCACGTAACACAAATTGATCTCCAAATTCTGCTGGATTTGCATAACGCTGACTAAACTCTTGGAAACTAAAACTACGGTGACGTACAATTTGATGTGCAATATCTCTTGTAGTATTAATTTCCAAACAAGCACTAACCATTTCTAAAGGTGACCAATGAGCATGTTTAATCAGATACTTAATAAGTTTTTCACTGGTTTCTGAATTCATTTGGTTACTTGGATTTGAAACCCTTGCACAATAGGCAATAAGTTCTTGACAGTCTGTAAGGTCAGAGCCTTCTGGTGCTGTACTGTATGAAATTAATTTTACACTCATTCTATTTCTCCTGGTTTTTTTACTGTGCAACTAATGTTACCTGAAATTGCAACTCTATCGTGATTGCAAGTTTGAATTCCTACTTTATGGCTGACATTGCCTGGAAATATCACCATCAAACCACTAAAGGGTTTAACACTATAATTCACTGTTGTGAACTCTAACGGCGCACATTCTTCACAAGCATTTACGTAATAAACATAACTGAAAGTAGCAGGCCAATGAGCATGTTCTATAGTATGATGATTATTATTACCTTTGTATACCATTCCCCAACAATCTACAACATCAAATCTTAACATTGATGCTCCTCGCTGACTTAGGCCTTCTATACTACTAATGCATTGTAAAATTGCAAAGTCACAGATCTTTTTGAAGTCAGGATCTTTATACATTGTAAACTCAGTCATGTCTGCTTTGACATTACTAATATGTCCTACTTCATCTCCACGGCTTCTAATTTTTTCTTCAAGGATTGGATTTAATATTTCACTACGGTTATATTTGACCATAGTAATATCACAAGGTTCTTTTGATGTACCGTTGTGTACTTTGAAGTAATCCATTACCCTGTCCTTAATAAAACGTGATATCCGTATTCTGTTTTGATAGGAAATGTCAACATTTCATCTTTGTTAATTTGACTAATAGGCTTTGCAATCTCATATTCCATATCACCCGGATAATCAAACCAACCCAAGTCACCACCGTTCTTTGCACTTTTTCTACAAGCACTATGTTCTTTGGCGGCTTGCTCAAATGTAAGTAAACCCTCTATAATATCTTGGATAATAAATCCTGCTTCTTGTTCTGCGGCAGGCGCAGGACGATTGCTTGTTTGTGCAGTAGCACCAAGATGACTGATTAAAATATGACTTGCTCTAAGTTTTTGAATCTTCATTAACACTCCCACCTGGCTTTTCGGAAAAGAATCTTTCAAACTTGTTAGATTCATTTGCAAATGCTTCAGCGTCGGCAGGAACATCTTCAGGTCGTTTTTCTGTAATGTTAGGCCATTTAGCAGAGTACTCTTCGTTTACATATAACCATTTGTCTGCACCTTCAACGTTGTCTGGAATAATTGCATCTACAGGACATTCGGGTTCACAAACACCGCAATCAATACATTCGTTAGGATTGATTACAAGCATATTTTCACCCTCATAGAAACAATCTACGGGACAAACATCTACACAATCCATATGTTTACATTTGATACAGTTATCGTTTACAAGATATGTCATACTAATAATTATCCGTGTTATAAACGTGCTAAACGAATCATGGTTGCCGCTAAATTAATCTCTGGATCTGCAACAAGTGTGTGGTCTACAAGACCTTGCTTGATTATTAAGATAGCATCATCTTCTTTTTCTCCAAACAGTGTTACATTATCATACAACCATTTAAAAATATCTTCTACTTCGTCAGGACGTACTTGGCTACAAACAAGTTTTCTCGCTTGATTAATTTTACCTGCTTTGAATAGTTCTACCATTTCAAGTTTATAGTCTGCTTCACCTGTATCACCTTCTTGTGGTTTTTGTAAAGCACCATCTACACTGTTCATTTGTACCATATTGATACACTTACGCAAGTCAGGATATGTTGCTTTTACAAAAGTATCAAGTGTGTCTAAGTCTGGAGTTACGCCTTCATCGATACAAATTTTTGCAACACGGGCAGTAAATTCTGTTTGATCAATACGTTCAATGTGAAATCCTTGACATCTTGAATGCAGTGCTGGAATAATTCTGTTAGGGTAGTTACAGGTTAAAATAAATCTGCTTGTGGTATGGTATTCTTCCATCACGCCACGCAGTGCCGCTTGAGCATTTGGACTCAAGTAATCAGCCTCATCAAGCAGTACAACTTTAAATTCACCAAATGGAATCATCTGTACAAAATTGATAATCTTATCTCTTACATCATCAACTGAGTTTGTACGGCTTGCATTGATTTCTAAAATATCTAAATCATTAATTTCTAATTCATTAAACAAGATTTTAGCAAGTGTTGTCTTACCAATACCTGCATTACCTGAAAACAACAAATGCGGGATAGTGCGTTCTTTAATCCACTGTTGTACTTGTTTCTTTTGATGTTCATCTCTGAACACATAACCGTCTATTGTTTTAGGACGATACTTTTCTACCCAAAGTTCTTTCATTTACCTGCCTCTACGTTATAATGTTGCCTTTTATTATAATATATTTTTATGCCTTTGTCAACAAAAATCTGCTATGTTATAAATCGCCGTCTTTTCGATTTTCCGAATAGTGTACATCAAATTCACCATCTGGATATCTTGACTCTAACTTCTTAACATTTTCTTCAATTACTTCATTAGGATCGAGACCCAATGCCCGACAAGAAGTAATCCAATACCACATAATATCGCCAAGTTCTCGTTTACAATGAAAGATAGTTTCATCGTCCATTGGTTTACCTTGGAATATACATTTTTTAACAATTTCACTGAACTCTCCTCCTTCACTTGCAATGCCAATTGCGCCTGTCATCAATGACGCCGCATTTACTTTCATTTTACTTTCGGTAGTTTCAATATCAATCATACGATTATACATCTGCATAGTTGATAGTGATTCACCGCTTGTGACTTTTTTTACAAAGTCCATATATTTGTTTAGATCGATCAATTTAACCTCTTTAATTTACAAAGTCTTCAGGACGGTGAGCATCTTGACTCAAATCAATAGCATCACCAAAGTATGCAAGATCGCTTGGCGGTTCATTGGCAACACCCAATACACCCGAAGCGTCTACTGTTCGGAGAACTTTTTGTTCTCCATCTTCGTTTTCGACTGTGAATCCTCTTGACCACCTACCATGTTCAATTAAAATCCAATCTCCAACATTATAGTCGTCTGTATTTTCGTGTCCGATAGATACAATCTTTGCCCAGCGTGGTTTAATACCATGCTGTTGTCCGTCATCACTTGGAAGAATAATTCCGCCGTTACTGATAACTTCTCCAAACTCCATGTCGGAAACCATTAATCTATCATGCAAAGGTTTTACTTCACCCTTAATAACATCTAAACTAATTGCCATTTATTCACCTTTTTGTACAAAATTACCATCTTCGTCTTCTACCCAATCGTCACCTGTTTCTTCTGCTACTTCTTTTACTTTTTGTTTTGCAGTCTTTTTAGGTGCTGTAGTTTCTTCTGCTACTACTGCTTCGGGTTGAGAGTTCTTTGCTACAGGTTGTTCATCTACAACTTTATTTGGATGATCTCTGTAATAGTCTGCAAGGACATCTTCTCTCTTACGAATAATCTTACCACCCGGACCTAATTCATCGCCACGTGCATTTACACGAGCGTTGCCTACTGCCGGAGTAAGTTCGTTCTTTTGACGTAATAGATCCATATCAACTGCTTTACCTTGCATTGTTTTATAAACCTTACGCCCTGTTTGTTTTACTGCCATTGTTTTCTCCTATTATGTGAGTATTTATCTAAGGAACTCGCGCCAATCCAAGCCAAACTGGATTGGATCAATTCTATGTACACCAATTAAATATAGCACAAAACTCGATACTGAACTTCCTCTGCCCACTCCCCATACAATATTGTTTTCACGCATAAAGTCTACAAGATATTTCATATACTGTAGTAACGGTAACATATTTCTATTTTGAAATTCTGTGAATTCTTCGTCAAGTCTTTGAACTTGTTCTGTTGTTTCGCAACGTTGCTCTAACCAACTATAGATATCCATATTCTTATATTCATCAGGCATAAACCATTCACTTTGACATACATTGTCAAAAGTCTTTTGATCTACATCTAATGGAATATATTTTTGGATTTCTTTGCCACCTACTTCACTTACTTGCAGATTAAATTGGTCTATGTCATCACTTGGATCACATAATACTATATGGCATTTTTCTGCCTGACCAGAATATATCATGTCAATCAAGTTACGAGCAGAGAAGATTGGTATTCCATTAGAATCTGTTTTTATAAGCATACGTATATATTAACTTACGTTGATTAAATTGTCAAGATCTTTATCTTGGTTCTTTGCCATTTCTTTGGCATATCTGGTTCTAAGTTCTAAACGATACATTTCTATCAATGTAGCCATTTGATTTTTGACTTCTGGGTTTCGAGTCATGTAGAACTTTTTGGAAAGTTCTTGCATTTTATCCTCAATTTGTGGAGTTGTGTATTTGTCTAAGTTATCTTCAATTGGGTGTAACATTAGTAAAATTTACCAATATAGTCTACAAAAATAGATGATCCTTGATTATATGTCATAAAGTCAATAATTACTGGATCCGAAGCACTGTCAATAGTTATATTGTTTGTAAACACATAGTCTGGTGCACTGCCTGTTTTATTAGGCCAGCGTTCATTAAATTTTAACGAACTACCTGCTTCTGTTCCAATAGTTAAGATTCTATCTTCACCGTCGTTAATTAAAATCAATCTAATTTTTCCAACTTTACCTGATTCAGGCCAATCAGTAGTGGTCAAAGTGATGTCCCCTCCTACTGTAAATGTTTGTACAGCACCGAGTGTAAAGTTAACATCTTGAGAAGAACTTAATGTGCCGCCTGCGTTTAACTCCTCAGAAACATTAATTAAATTTGCATTTGTAATGTTGTTTCCTAAAAAGTTATTTGCTTCATTTTTCTTAGCAGTATTATCTTGCAGAGCCTCAATTTCGCCCTTTGATGCTACAAAGTTATTTTTAATAATACCAAAATTATCTCTAAATCCTTGCGAATCGTTGTCTTGTCCTGCAACAGGATAGTCTGCGTTAATACTTACTTCATCAATATTACTTGCCATTTTGTGTCCTCTCTACTTTTATTTATCTGCTTTATATGTTGTATTCATAGTTTCCGAACAGAATGTATTGTTCGGCACTTTTACCTGTAGTACTATCAATTATGTACCTGTCAATATCAAAATCTATTGTATTAAAGTCGAAATTTTGATTTTTGATATTCAAAAGTATTTGATCGGCGCTTCCTGCTTGACAATATGCAATAGGTATAGCAGTTGTATAACCTAATTCTTGGACAGAATCTTCCTGTGCAGTACGCATCCATAATGGTAAAAAGTCTCTTTCTGTAACGCCTGTTTCACTAATACGATCACGCATATTTTTAATATTGGAAATATACTTTTTATTGTGTGTATCTTGACTAATTTTTACAGCATCACTATCTACTTTTAATGTATTACTAATTGGTCTAAATCTATATGGTTCTGCTTTGCTGATTTCAAAGTTTTGTACAGATACTACACTCTGTCCGTTTCTAAGGACAATTCTAATATTTCCTACAGTTGGAAATACCACTCGACCGCTTCGTGTGATAATTTCTAAATCATTACCAATACTGGTTACATCAACTGTTGGAGTCCCTACTCCTCTAACGCCAAGTTCAAATTGACTAACGCCACTACCTAACGCTGTATTGTCATCTAAAGATTCAAACTGTATACTATCTACTGTAATTTTTTTACCTAAAGTTGAAGTTGTTATTGTTTTTGCAACCTCACCTTTTATAGGCATATATGGGTCAATCACTTCTACATATATCACTTCATAAACAATATCATTTGTTCCTGGGTTTTTGGCTATAGCCTTTTTAATTTCACCAATTTTATATTTTTTTCTTTTATGATTTTTAGCCGCGGCGGCTACATAGTTCCTAATATTTTGAGTAAGTATTCCTGCATACGCCAACATCTTGACATCTTTTTGTACACCAAATTCTGGATCACCGCTTCTATAAATTAAATCTGGTGGAAAAATATTTGGATTAGAAATAAATGCAGTATACTCATCGCGTTTTGTTTGAGTCATAAATGGTTTCATAAACAAGTTACTGTATAGATTGTCGTCTGGATCTAAAACGTCAATTGTAAATTCTTGTTCAATTGCACTAAAACCAAAACGATCTTCTGCTTTTACTGTAAACTTAAATTCTCTATCAATAATAGTTTTAGCACCATCAAATGTCATAGTACCGTTATCAAAAACTGTAAGTCCTTTTTTATCAGCAGTACCAAATTGGTTAACTTTTCCAATTATTTCCCCACTAATATCTAATTGTAATCCTGATGGAAGGTTACCACTTACAAGACTATATATTAGTCTCGAGTCTGGTACACTTGTTTGTGCTTTGATCGATAATGTAGATATAAAGTTTGCACTTATGTTTCCTAAATTACTTGGTGTTGTAAACTTAATAGTTGAATCAACTTCACCTAATATTTTTACTGTGAAAGTTTTTGTTTTACTTGCTAAGATTGTTTCTGGAACACCGCCGAATCTTGTTGCTTTTACTGTAAATTTATATTGCTTTGTTACAGCCGGTTGATAAGGAACACGACCAGCAATCTCTCCTGTACTGCTATCTATTGACATACCTGGAGGTAACTCACTTGCTGTATTATCGTCATTAGTTGCTTCTAATGTATATACAAGTCTACCTGCTATAGTTTCTGTATCTAATACATCAAGGAAAAATGTTAGGTAATTATTTGCTCTCCTAAATCCTAAGTTTGCAGGAGTCAACCATAATGGAGTTCTCAAGTAAGTGTTGTCAGCAGTAAACAATCCATTTGCAATTTGCATCTTGGTATTATCTGCTCTTAAAAAATCGTCACCTACAAGATAAATTTGAAATTTACGTTTTGCAATAGTATCACCATCAGTTACACTTACTATAAATTCATAGTACCTATTTAACTTACGAGGTTGTTTGGTTGGAATTCTATCGTCATAGATTCTTGTGTCATAAAAGAAACTGTCAAAACCATTAGCACTTCTTTCGCCAAAGTCAAACGGAAATGTACCGTATATATTTGCATCATATGCACCACTGCCTGCTCTTGTATCTAATGCAAGTACTGGTTCTACAACACCAACCAGTTTACCATCTGTTGTTAATCGAACGCCTGGTGGAAGTTCTCCGTCATCGTCACCGATAAAATATTCTAATTCATCACCTGCAGGTAAGTCAGGATCAATCGCTTGTAATTTAAAATCAAGCAATGTGTTATCAAGTACAAAAAATTTGTTGTTTGGATCTACTTTTAAAAGACCCTCAGAGGTTACCCAAGTTGGTTCATCTGGACCTTCTATTATAATCGAAAGTGTTCGATCTTCAATTGCACCTGTATTGTCGGTTGCCCTTAGTACGAAAATAGATTCTGTTGATCTTTGTACCTCAAACGGAGTACCTACAAGATACAAACCATCTAAACGTAATCCACCTGGTAAATTTCCAGTAATAAGTTTTACATTAGTAATAGTATTGCTTGTGGTGTTTAACGGTAACGCAGTTCGTACGGTATCATTTTCAGCAAATACGCCAAGTCTTTGTCCTGTTTTAACTGTCCAGAGTGTAGCCATTTTAATTCCTTATTCAGTAGTATTTATCGGAATCTTTGACTATGCTTAAAGAGGATTTGTAATTGTGCCTACATCAATATTTACTGAAGAAGGTGTTGTTATTGTACCTAAATCAACATCAGCCGATGCACTTAAGAATTCAATGATACTTGATGTTGAACCGTCAATAGTACTAAAATTAAATCCGTAAATATCACGCACATCTACATTGTAAACTAAACTTTGTAGATTTCGCACATTTAAAATATCATTTCCCTGGCCATCTAATTGTCCGCCAAGTTGTGGAGTTGCATCTGTGGATAATTCTGTAACAGAATTAATAGTTATTCCGTTTGCACCATTAGTTTGTGTACTTGCATTAGTACCTCCGGAAATAGTAAACGTGTCGCCTTCTGCAAGTGTAATGTTTCCAGAATCAGTTGCTACTGTTAATTGCTGTAAGCCGCCTACACTTGAAATAATTACACCGTCAGCATTTGAAGATACTGTAACATTGCCGCCAGCAACAATCTTTTTAAATTGTAAATCAAAGCCTGTTTTTTGTGCAAATACACCTTCACCTACACTTCCAAGATTACTTGCTGTAGTTTGCTCAGGATTACGATTATCAAGTTCTGTAAAGTTATTGTTAACTTTAACAAACGCTTCTCTTAGATCATCACCTGTTCCGTCATTTGCTACGCCGCCGATATTAACTGTTTGTATGCTCATACTAATATTTATCCTTATGTAACTGTTATGGTATTCCACATACTCAAATGGTTTGTACATTGATAACCATATGATCCTGCACCATCTATTGCAGTTTCCCAAACTTGAGCACCATTTTTGACTGTAACCCCTGTAACTTGATTTGCATCGCCGATTGATTGTGTTGTTTTGATACGCAATGGATGTAACGCCGCGGTAATTGAATGAGTCCAAAATCTAACTATATCTCCATTATTAAATGCTAAAGTAGGTTGACTAACATTTACACCGATATTGCCGTTTCTGTCACTACCGGTCAAATAGTAATTTTCTCCGTTATTGTAAAAGTACACATCAAAAATTTTACTATTGGCTACCCTTTCTCTATGTTCAAATACTGTCCTACCATGTAGAGGAAAATATGCTCGTCTATTAGGACCGCCTATAACACTATCCGTGTCAGTATAATCATCGTCCAATGATGTAATGTGTAAATCTGTTTTAGAATTTTTTATAAACCAATTTTTAACCTGAGCAGGTGTCCAGTCTGGATGTGCTTGTAACATACAGGCCATCATGCCTACCATCTGTGGTGCCGCCATAGAAGTGCCTGAATATTTGGCTTGACGCCAAGCACTATCCGCAAAGTAAGTTGAACCTTGATTGTTGGGCTGGGCACTTATTACCTGTCTACCTACAGTGTATATTTCTACTGCTGGTCCTGTATCACTGAAGTTTGCTTTGCGGTTAATACGAGCCCCATTGCTTGGTACATCAACTTGATATCCTGATTCTCCTGCTTGACTTGGATCGTCCTGTGCTGGTGTATTGCCATCTTGGAATATGCTTCTAATTGTTGCAAGTGATGGTTTACTAATAACTGGTGCAATGTACGTGTTGTGGAAAGCATAACCTAATGGGTTATTTGCTTGAATGCCTGCTTGGGTACGCATACTGTCTGACCACTCTGGAGCAAGACTTCCACCGTCCCATAATTCTGTGTATTCAAACATACAGAAGTTTAGTAGGAACAAGTATTCTTTTGCGGCTACTTCAAATGCATCTGCGTTTGTCTTCCAATCATCTGGATTTTCTTGATAACCTGATGGATCCCAGAACCCGCCGTCAAATGCTTCTTCCATTGCGGCATACAAATCACCTGTCTGCCAGTCAGCGGCTAAGAAACTATATAATTTTATATCATCTGCAGGTAACCCGTGCATGTGTAGTGTGTGGAATACGTGTTCAATAACTTCTTGTGCGTCTATATCACCGTCGCCATAGCCATCACCTGTTGAGTTCAAATACCAAACCATATCATTAGCAACGTGAGTGTCAAACAAGTTAGTTAGGTTCCAACTAATAACACCTGCGTCAGTTAAGAAGTTTGGAGTATAATCTGCTCCTGCACCTCTTGCTACTCGTTGTAGTGTTGGTAAGCCTGCGTGATAAGTTCCTGTGTCACCACTTAGTGTTTTTATTAAGTTTCTTTGATATATTTCGTTAATACCTGCGCCATTTGGATCTGTAAACAATTCAAACATACGTGCTACTTTTTCTAACCACGCATCTGGAACTGCTGTTTGTCCACCCACTGTGCCAGCACCCATAACTCTTACACCATTAACAGTAACTTCTCGTTTAAAGAAATCGCTACCATCGCCAGTAACATTAATGATTGCACCATTGTTATATTCATTATCTAATGCACCAGATTTAGTATTGTCAGAAGCATCAATAGCACCAACTTCAAAACCTGCATTGATATCACCTACTGGATTTGATAGCGTAGGGTTATAAGTATCTCCACCTTCAAAGGTTGAAGGTGATTTTCCTCTATGATAATATTGATAATAGTTACTTCCGCTGAGATTAAATGTTATAAAATTGTTATAATCCGGACCTCCTGGATGATCGATTTTCATATAATTGTTTCCTGCGGCAGTACAAACATGGATTCCAGCGGAAATTAGTTGTTCAACATCTGCATCGATAAATGCGTATTTTCTGCCAAACATATAATATCCAGCACCAAAATCAGGACGAAAAGTACCAACTACTCCGTATTGTGTTAGATTAGATCGAACAGTGTCTGTATGATCAGTCCCTCTATAATTTCCGCCAGTAACATCATATCCAGTTGAAGAAAGTACGACTTGATTTGGAGTAACTGAAGTGTTAAGAAACCAACTGTATTGAAAACTCATGTTTACCACAGTAGGTCTACTTCCGTTTTTAGCATTGTGCCAACCTATCAAACAATCAATCATATTATTCCAACTTATATTATTATTTGCATTTGAATACAGTGTGATGTTGTAAATTCTTGCGTTCTTGGCCCAACCAAAGTTTTTACCTGCCATAGTACCTATGCAGTGTGTTCCGTGACCATTTGTGTCTGTGTAGAAGTTTGCAGGTTGTGTGCCTGAGACTCCTGATTCTGTGAACCAATTAATTTTTTGCAGTCTTGAAACACCATCAGCATCTTCCCATTCAGGATGCCCGTCTTGTATGCCCGTATCAACTATAACTACATCTACACCGGTGCCATCAAGGGCGTAGTTGTAATCGCCCATGCCCGGGTCACTGTTAAGACCTTGATATGGATTGTATTCAGAAGTATGTAATTTAAGTCCCCAATTAGCCTGTGCCCCTGTTGCAGTAGATGTCCTGTTAAAATCTCCTACAAAATTTGCAGTAGGTGTAGGTTCAGGAACATCGTTAATATCCTGCACATCTATAATCCTTGGATCATTTCTCAATTGATTTGCTTCAGCATCTGTGAGATGATAGTGAGTGTTCCTTTTGTTGAGTGGGCGTTCGTTACAACATTCACAGGCTCTGTCTGGTATGATGTTGGAATCTACAGCATCATCAGTGCTGGTATCGTTGATTATGTCTGCGTGTACTTCACGCCAATCAACATCTTTTCTAACTGTTACAACGTATTCTTTTTCCATTTATATACTACGAGACAATGGCTCTGTCACTGACTCTTCTCCAATTTGTTCCATCGTAAAAAGCAGGTATAGCGCCGCCCGATTCATCTGTACAAAATACCATTGCACCCACTGACGATACCAATGAACCTAATTGTGTAACTGTTTTGTTAACCAACTTCATAGGAGCATCGTTAATAATTTCGTTAGTAGGATCAAGTGTGATAGTTGTTGGTGATGAAATAGTATATGTGCCTGTTAGAGTAGAAGGTGCTTGAATTGTTTCTACTTCAATATTAGTTACTGTAAGTGTATCTGTGGTTTTATTATATGTAAATCCAGCATCGCCGCCAAATGCACCACCGTCATTAAATTGAACCTGTGTATCTGTTCCGCCGGGCGTGCCAGTGCCGCCACCGCCTGATGAAGCAAAAGTTATTGTTCTATTTGTTGCCGATGTTGTAATCGTCATACCAGTGCCAGCAATAAGTTCTATACTGTCTAATGTGCTTTCAGCGCCAATTGTACTTTGTCCTGCTACAGTAAACTCTGCAAAAATATTTTGATCTTCGTTTGGTGATGTGTTTGTAATTGTTAGTGTATCACCGACAATGGTTGTACTCACACCACTACCTACAATATTAAAAGTATCAGTTGCTGTATCTGCTGTTGTAGTACCAGTCTCAGCACTCATTGTTGCAAATAAATTCTGCGGAGTCACTGCTGAATCTACATATGCTTTAATAGCACTTTGAGTTGCAAGTCTTGTTCCACTGTTTGCTGTGAATGTACTGTCATTGTCAATATTGTTTACTGTAACCGCACTACTGTCAAAATTCAAACTTGTTATTGATGTAAGTACTGCATCAGTAAGTGTGTTTGTAAATGTAAACGATCCTGAGCCATCTGTCTTTAAAAATTGATTTGCAGTTCCATCTGTCACGCCTACGTCAGTAAGTGTGGTAGGAGAATCAGTAATTCCATATCCTGCAAGTGTAGTTGGTTTATTTTGAATATCTGAAAAGTTAGGTTGATTAGTTGAGTTAATCCAACTTAATCCATCATAATATAATATTTGTCCACTTGTTGGTGATGATATACTAACATCATTTAAATTTGTTATAGCATATGTAGGTTTATTTGTAGCATTGTTGAAATCTAAAAAGTATGCACTATCAAATCCATCAAGCGTGTCGGCGTCCAACCCCGAACCACCGGATGTAATATCATCTGCAGGAGCCCATTTAATTCCGTCCCATTTCAAAACTTGTCCTGTTCGTGGAGGTGTTGACTGTGTATCAACATCTACCATGTCGCTAATATCGTTTGGAATAATCGGTTTGTTGCTTAAATCATTATAACTACCTGTGGTTGCTACTGTTGCAAGACTTGGTCTACCAGTTAGTTCTGTATAGGCTACTGCACTGTTTACCCAAGCAGTGCCATTGTATTTTAAAACTTGTGTGTTGGCTGGAGCAACAAGTGTTACATCTGTGAGTCCGTCAAGTGCAGTAGCACCTCCTCCACCTCCTCCAGATCCTACGCCAGTTGCTTCAATAGTAAGAGTATTTGCTCCGTCATTGTACACTAAATTAATACCTGTACCGGCTACAAGCAGATTAGCAATACGATCGTCAACACGTTCATTGCTAAAATATAATTTTGTGCCTTCTACAATGTCGTCTGTGTTTACTGGAATAGTTGGAGTACCTATTAGATCAGCATACTGACCACTGAAAGGATTATATAGTACTCCTGCGATTGTTAAACTTGTTGCAGAAATATTACCAGCACCAACGATACCAGATCCTGTTAAATTTAAATTATCACCGATGGGTAATTCTTTTAACTTATTACCGTCATCTATGTCTACTATTAGTGGTATTCTATCTGCCATTTTGTTTTCCTATACTATATTTATAGCGCCGCTATCCTTGTTTGGAAGTCAGCAAAGTCTATACTTGCCGCTACCTCTGTTTTTAATGTTGCTAAACTAACATATCCTGGTATTGTGCTATTCACACCATCTACTAATAGTGTGCTGTCATCACCGAATACACTGCCAGTGATATCACCATCAACTGTACCTGTATGTGTTCCTACTGTATTGTTGTTAAGTGTTCCGCTGATTACTGCCGCTGGAATGATAGCATTAACAGCATCAACTAAGAGCGTTGAATCATCTGCAAAAATGCTTCCTTGCGTATCCTGTACTTGTGCAATTTGTCCATTTTCAAGAACAGTAACTTTACCATAAAGTTCTGTAAAATTATCATTGACTTTGCCAAACGCTGTGCGGATTGGATCACCGTCTCCTTTGTTAGCACTTGATCCAATGTTTATAGTTCTTTGTGCCATTATACTCTCCCTACCACTGCTTCAATTGTGCCGTATCCGGGATCGTCTTTGGCTTGTAATGCTTTACCAATTACTGTTCCAACTTTTGCATTGTTGTCTACTATTGCATATCCTGGAATACTTGCTGAAACTAACAAGTCTCCTTTCTTAGCAATACCTACAACATTTACAGGAACTCTACCCTGTAATGCAATCGCTGTAACAAAATCGCCCTCTGCACCTGCGTTCATTAAGTAACCAGGTTTTTCTGAAACAACACCTGCTACTCTTGTATCGCCTTTTAATTTAGTTACTGTTACTTCTTGCTCCCCACCAAATATTAAAACACTACCTACTTCATATGTAGCATCTGCAAGATAGTTCTCAGCCAAGTCAGCGTATAATGCTGTGTTTGCTTGAGCACTTGTTGAAATAGCATATATATTTTGGAAACGTTTTGTCGCACTACCTAAATCATAAACATCTGTTTCTCCTGGAAGAGTTGCTGTGTTTGTTACAGTAAGTCTATTTGTACCACCAGTAATGAATCCAATTTGATCTGCACTTGTGAAACCTGTATTTGCACCAATTCCAATACCAGTTGAATTATTATCATTTTCATCTGGTGCTTCAATAAATGATGTATAAGTCCAATCAGCCGCCAAGTAGTTTTCGCCTGCCAACGCACTGTTAGACTGGAATGTACTTTCTGCAGATTTAGCATTACCAATATTCAAATTACCTGACATATTATTGTTGGTAACTCCACCACCTGTTGTCTGTGAACTCAAGAACAGTGTTGCACTTGGGTTAGTAAAGTTAACCGTTGTGCCTGAAGTATCAATAATTCTTGCACTGTCAACTTCCAACGCCTGTACATTAATAGATCCATCTGTATGTGTCTTAACAATAGCACTTGGTGCACCAATAGTAGTAAATGTACCTCCACTGTTTACAATAGTTGAGAAAGGAATAGCACTTACATCACCTGTGGCGCTATCACCTTGTGCTCTACCAATTACACTATCGTCTGGAATGTTTGCTAATTTTTCAATTGGTAGTTGACCATCATCAATACTAATAAAACCGTTCGTGCTACTAAACACAACACTATCAAATACTGCAAGACCCAAGTTACCTTGAACAATTCCTGCGGCAGTTGCTCTTACACCAGCGGCTTGCATATTAAGTTTACTTTGTGCAATCTGTGCCGCGGCATTTACATCTGCATTTACAATACTTCCATCTGCAATTCCTGTTGCTACAGTTTTGTCAACAGCATTGTAAGTAAATTCAAAATATCCTGTTGGTGTAGCAGTATCCCAATTTGTTCCAGTCCATACTAAGATATCATTTGTATCTCTTGTGCCATTAGCACCTGTACCATACATTAATGATTCACCAAAAGGCGTTCTACCATCTACATAACGCTTGTTAGTTGCATCAAATGGATCACCTGGATCTCCTAATGCTGTAAGATTATTATTTGCAAAACTAATATTTTGACTCGGTGATGTTGATCCGTCTCGTGCTAAGAAACCAGCACCAATTGGATTAGAAACTGCAAGTGATGTTTCGTCAACACCTAAGCGTCTATTGATGTAACCACGCACTGCTGATTCAGTTGGTACTGAGTCAACTGCGTTATCAGTCATTCCGTCATCACTTGAGAATTCAGTAATAACAACACCACGTTTAAATCCAATACCGTCCAAGTTACTCAAAGCAATACTTGCCGCAAATGTTACTCGTCCAGTACCTTGGTCAACTGTGAAGAATCTACCAACACGGAAGAAACCATCTTGGTCAGTACTTACGTAGAACACTCTACCTTTGTCTCGTTCTTGTACTTCGTTAGCCTGTTGTGGTTCTTGCGGAGCACCAAAAATTTTACTTGGATAGTTGGAAGTATTAAATCCTCCTGATCCAATATCATTAAAGTCATGTCCTGTTGCTCTTGCTACAGAAATATTAACTGTTAGTCCTGCGTTTTCATTTCCATCAAGACCAACACGTAGCGTGATTGCATCTGCACTTGCTACTGGACTATTCAATCCGGAGGCCACAACTGTGTCACCTAAAGCCGCATCGTTAATGTCGTTCACATCTTCAATAGTGATAAGTCCGTGATCTGTTTGGTCTGAGTAACTTAAAATTCTGTGTACTTTACCATCCCATCCAAACAACATATCGCCATTGTTAAGTCTGTTAATTTCTGATTGCTCAGTCAATCTTGTTACAGCAACAACAGTATCGCCTTGTGTGCCTCCCTGTGTGCCGCCGCCGCCATTAACATCAGATACCTTTGTTTGATCTACAATCAATCTAATATAATCATAATTAGAATCAAATGTAACCAACTGTTGGTTAGCACCTGGAAGAGCATTACCTACTGCATCAGTACTGTTAAATGCGATAGTTCTATATGTAAAGTCGTCTTGCTCATCAAACACAATAGCAGTTGATGGTCTAATAACTGCTACATCATCTAAATTATCAAATACAAAATTTTGTAATTGTCTAATAGTTACTTTTTGGTTATTTGTTAATGCTGTTGCTAAACCTTCATTACCTGTAATGTTAAGTTTATAAATTGTGCCATCTCGAGAAGCACCAGCAATATCTGCAAATGATGTAGTCTGAATACTTGCTACTTCGTATCTTATAATGCCTGTAGTTCCGCCATGATCAATTTCAAGTTCTGATACGTTGGTTGGAATATAATCAACATCGTAAACGTAAACAATATTTTTTCCTGCTTCGTTTAGAGCGTCAACTCCGTTGTCGTAAACACGAGCATTCTGTACCATTTTCTCAACAAGAGTAATTTGATCAATGACTTCGTTTGGATCCGAACCTGCCGCAACCAAACCATAGTTACCATTTGAGTTAGAACCGTTTAGTGATCTAATTTGTGAACCGTTGTTGGCCATATATGCCGCATGACAGTAGTACGTAAATGTTGATACTTGCTCTGTTAATGCACCGTTGTTTACAACAATACCGTAACCTAAATCGTTAACTTGTGTATAGTCGTTGGCTAACATTGAAGTGTTACCAGCACTTTGTAGTACAATATCTGTAAAGTCTGCAAACTGGAATCCGTTACCATCTCCTGATGTTGGATTTAGGAATAGTGTTGCTGTACCTGCGGCTTGGTCATAATTTGTAACAGCATCAACTTGATAACGCACACCTTGAATATAAAAAGGACATGGTGTTTCCGGACGTCTTTGTCTAAGTCCACTGCCAACACCACTTGATACGTTTAATGTAAATGCATCATCTTTGCTAATAACAGTCATTGTTAAGTTAGATGTAAAGTTATCAATATACATACCACCTGCAAACACTTGTTTGTTCTGTGATTTACTAAACGATCCACAAACCTGTACGTAAGGTGATTTGATTAAGATTTGTCCATCTGGATCAAGCACTTGTGCAAATCCGCCATGACCTTGATGTGTTACGTTCATGATTCTGTTTGAATCGTTCATCATGAACACATCAATTTCGTCATTATTTTTAGGTGGATTAAAGTTTACATCATTAAAGAACACAACACAATCTATTAGATTGTTGTGGTTTGTTAATGCATTGGCTTCTGCAACTGCACTGGCTGTTGTATTTTGTGCAACATCTGTTTGTCTGCTGTTTGCAAACGCTGTTTTTGCTAAAACGGCTGAACCAATCTGTTTTATGTGATTGATAGAAGCCACCGTTTCTGTTTCTTGACCGTTGACTGCACCTTCATAATATGCCGCTTGGTTAGCCAGTGAACTTACTCTTCCGCCATCTACTAAGTCACTAACTAATCCATCTACAATTAGGCCTGTATCTCTACGACACTTGTTTTCGTTGTATGTAAGTGTTGGATAAGTTGCATTGATATATGCAATAGTTTCTTCAACAATAAATTCTTTGTTAAGTTCGATAAGTTCAGCCGCGCCTGTAAACCCTCCTGGATTATCAGACCCTGCACTGCCTTGGTTAACTGATTTGGTAGGATCAACTGTATAATGATAACCGTAACGTGGATCAATCAAGTCTGGCAAGTTTGCAAGACCGTTGATAATAACATCGCTAATGTAATTCATCAATGTTGTAACAGTAGTAGTGGTACCACTTTCTGCGGTGTCTAATCCTGTTATTTGAGTTGTAATTGATTGTAACGGTGTATATGCCGCTTGTGGTAAAATTGTGTTTACTACAAGATCTCTTGTAAAGTTTAATGCGGCCGCTGTTTGCTGTTCCTGACCATTGATTAAACTCTGTGTTCCTATATAGTATTTTGCGGCATTTTCATAAGTCTTTGCATTACCGTTGTATTTTAAATCGTGTGCAATACCATCAAGAATAATTCCTGTGTCTCTTTCACATTTTGCCGCGTTGTATGTAAACCCGTCCCAAATACTTCCAGGAGTTGCACCTGCTACTTGAGCAGTAATATAAGCAATAGTTTCATCTTTGATAAATTCTTTATTAGCCTTAAGGATTGCTTCAGCATTGAGATTGTTTGTTGGTAATAATTCTAAGCCATCGAAGTTTGCATCTCTATAGAAGTATGTGTTAATCCATTTAGATTGTGATGCTCTCTTTGCTGGACGAATTTGACAACGTCTAAAGTCTGTACCTTTAATAGAACAGTTAGCAGGAAGTTTAATTGGATAGTCTTCGTAGTAAATTCCTGATTCAACATGAATACAAATTTGTGTTGTATTTGTAAAGTTACCATACTCAAATTTTTCACCTGGTACAAACTGTTTAGGTTCAACTAAAAATACTCTTAGAGTATCGTCGTTTGCTCCTCTGGTATATCTTACAATTCTACCCATTGCTCCAGACGTCTTACCTCTTAGTATTTTACCTGGTAAAATATCTACATTGTTTGGAGCACCTTGGTCTACATAACCTTGACCGCCATTTTGCACAACAAGAGAGATGGTAGAGCCTTCAATTAAGGTTGTAGTGTCGAGTGTTCTTAAACCGTTTTCAATGATGTTAGTTGAAATATCAATTTTAGAAAGAACTGCATTTCTTACAGTAGATGTAACTGTTTGATCAGTATCAATAACCTGTGTAATACCATCTGTGTTTCTTATAGGTGCAAGGGTACCATTTTGTAAAATGATATTAATAATTGTTTTACCATAATTAATACCTGCTAATAATTCTGTAATTTGTGTTCTTCTTTTAATTTGGCCTTTTACAGAAGCATAATATCTTTTACCATTTTCAATTGCTTGGAAGTTTGCATTTAATCCGTTTTCAATATCAATAGCAAGACCTTCAACAATTCTTTCCATATCATTTTCATAATCATCTTCGTCAAATTGGAAAGTTGTATAGATTGCTTTAATATACGCTACTACTTCTTTTTTAATCAGTTCTTTGTTTTTTCTTAAAAGAACTGCCGCCGGCACACCATCTGTGTGCGGTGATGTAATATTCAAAGAAATAATATCCGAATCAGTTGCACCTTCATTGTAGGTTACTGTTTGTACATATGCTCCAGGCTCTAATGGTGCAGTTCGAACTAATTCTTCTGCTTTTTCACAGGCCTGACCAATTGTTTTGTAAGCAAACTGTAGTGAACGTCCTTCTTTACCCACTGGTGAAAATTCTTGCGAATCATCGCCATTTGTTCTTACATACAAATCAACAATAGAAGTAAAACTTGAATTGTCTACATAAAACTTTGTAGCGGCCTGTAAATCATCTACGTCATTTGGAGTACCACTACCTGCTAAGTTTCCTGGATGATCATGTAGATACAAAGGACCTTCCATGTCATCGCCCTGTCTACGTACTGTAGCACTTCTCGGCAATGCTTCTGTGCTTAGATAAGTTCCGTATAGTGCAGAATTGTAATCATCGTCAACTAATTCATGAGTTCCACCCGGATTACCAGATGCACCTTGGTTAGCACTAATTTTATTTGTGTTAGCAATAGCGTCTGCCGCTGATGGGTGTATACTTAATTGATTAGCATTTACAAATCGTACATAATAAACTGTGTTGTTTGTAAGTTCTGGCGCCGCACTTCCTCCTGACACTTGATATTTAAATGGTGTACCATTTACATTATGATCAAAGCCGTGTCCAGCAACAATTAGATTATTGTTGATAAAACTGCCAATAGTTAAAGTGTATTCAGATCCATCTACTGGCTCACTACGCATTCTATTTGCAGTAAATCTTTTTTGATAACTTACATCATTGTATTTTTTATCTGTAACCAAGTCATGTACTTGAATCTGTGTGCTGTGAGTTGTGTTAAATTCTGTTGCTGATGCATCATTAATAGGCGCAATGTTACCAAGTGTATAATTACCGGTGCCATCCAGCATACCACCAAGTTGTGGTTGTAGGTCTGAACTAATTTTTCCACCACTGTTCGTAATAACAAGTTGTGTTGGATCTGTGTTATCAACAAGGATACCTGGACCACCTACAACATCTTTCATTAATAGTGATGAACCACTATCGTTTGAAACTGGAATCTTATTAGCGCCTAATTCGTTTGGCGTGTCTGAAAGTGCAGTAAATCTAATAGTACCACCTTGTCCAAACACTGCATACAGTTCGGAAAAGTTGTCATTACTTTTACTAAACGCATCTCTGATACTATCGCCGGTTGCGTCATTACCTTCAACACCTATATTAATTACTTTTTTTGGCATATATAACCCCTAAAATCCTATTGACTCACCACAACCACAACTTGATGTTGAAGCAGGGTTTTCTATTGTAAAGTATGATCCAAACACTTCTTTTTTGTAATCTATTGTACTTCCTAACAAATACATAACACTGGCCGAATCTACAGCGAATTCACCTTTATCAAGTTTGATAACTTCATCATCGAATTCTTTGCTTTCATCTAAGGACCAATCGTATTTAAAACCAGCACAACCACCGCCTTTTAAACTTAACCTTACGACAGGCTTCGCATGTTCTTGAAGCATTTCATTCATGCGTTCAACTGCATTAGGTGTTAGTTTAACTATATCTGGCATACTTTGTTCTCCTTAGTATTTATTATAATTTTTGTAATCCGAATGTAATTAGGTAAATAATTGTATGTTTATTAGAACAGAACAAGAAGTGAAGTGGTATGTAAGGAAGTCAAAAAAGGGCAAGACCCATCCATACAAGCGTGTAAAAACTGTAGTAGTTTTTGAGTGCGATAATTGTCACGATGAATTTAAACGTGACAAAGGTAAAGTAGATCCTAAAAGATTAGATAATGCCTACAACCATGTGTGCCCAAGTTGCGACCCTAAGCGTTTCGCACAAAAGAAAGGTGTTGAACAAAGGCGTAAATTGAACACAACGGTTGATGGCTTGTTAACTATAGATCAACTATAATTATTCTGATTTCCAAATAGTCCAAGCACCATATGCGATTGCCGCATACGCTAATAGCCCAGCAAGTGGTTTAGCAATAAGCACTACAATGCCTAATGCAATAAGTGCCGCTCCGTCCCACGATGTTCTTTCTGTGAAACGTTTTGCTACCCAAGATTTAAATTTATCTAACATATTACTCTCCTTTATTTTTGTAGTGACTTCATATGTTTGTATAACTCGTTGATCAACTTATCTTTTGCAAGTCTACGATCGAGTTCAATACCATTTTTTCTACCCATTTCTTCTAACTTCACTTTTGTTAATTTTTTAAGTTCTGCTTTAGAAGGAACAAGTAATAATGGTTTCTTATTTGCTACGTGATCAGAAAGTTTTAGAGTTTTCTTTTCTTCACTCGCACCAAAAATATTTTTAATCCAATTAAACATTTATTCTCCTTTAGTAAGAGTAATTACCCCACAGGCCAGTCTTTCGCCTGCATTTCCGGTTTTAAGCGATTCTTGATCTCCACCTTTGCCGAGATCATCTTTGTTCTCATGTATGACTATTGCTCTGCCTACAATGCTTCTATCGCCTATCAAATCAATTCTGTCTGCTTTAATTGTAAACTCAGCGACCCCGTTTGAGTTTGCTTGAACATTGCCCAAATCACCGACATGGCCGTTTTTGAGATCGCCATGCTCCACTCCGTCAGGGTTGTAATGGCCACCGGCACTTTCACAACCATTGGATAGGTCCCCAAATTCATGGACATGAAATCCATGAAGTCCTTCACTTAAACCAGTTATTCGACCCTTTATAAGGGTGGCAGTGCCTGGCTTTTGCATGAATAGAATTGTGCCTTTAACAGTGTCTGAATGGACTAAGTCACAAACAGCCGTGACTGCTTCTTCTGCTTCAACTATTCTTTTCAGGCTTTCACACTGACAAGTTCTTGAGCGTGTTCTGTTGCATTCTGTGAATTGTTTAAATCGCATACTGTATTTAGCCAGTAATTGTATAGAGCGATGCTGGCAAGATTCTTCATCTTGCTTTCGCACATGATGTCTGCGTATTCAAGGAATGATAGTGCATACTTATTTACTACAGGGTTAGGAAAGTAATCGCTATGAGCACGAAGTTTAGCCTTCTTATGCCCTGCTTCTAATAGTGCAGGCATATCAGGCATTGTATCGTGTGCAAATCCTTCGGGTAGTGCTTCATCTCTGCTGTATGAATAATGTATTACAGGACGCACACCACGCCACGAATCTATTACGCGAGCAAATTGATCACTGGTTGGTGAAACGTATGTTCCTTCACGACACCATGAATGGTGTATATCGAGTACAAGGGCACAGGTGTCAACAAGTTCGAGGCTGTGTTCGAGTCCCCATTTGTTCTCGTCGTTTTCGATCGTGATGCAGTTTCTCGCTTCTTGAGAAAGTCTTGTGTTAACTGCGTGTTTGATACCGGCTGGACCTTGCCTGCCTGATATATGGACGTTGCATTTAAAGTCCTGGAATGTACGTCCGTACCCCATCCAGCGGATGACATCGGTGTGATATTCAAATTCCTCTACACTCCTATCTACAATATCAGGATTATCTGACGCAAGTACAGTAAACTGACCAGGGTGCATAGACAACCTAACATCAAGTTCACGAGCCTTTGCGCCGACGTTAGCGAAGTTGGTTTCGCAATATTGTCGTACATCAGGCTTGCGCCAGAAGTAAGACCAAGTAGGCTCAGTATAAACAGGAAGGACGTCACTTCCCAACCTAACCATTCGTAATTCATTCGGTAATTCTCCTACGTATCTAATCAAGTTTTCGTATGACTTGATGTTGTGTACCATGATATCCCACAAGCGTTCTTCAGCAACATCACGTGTCTGTCGGTTAAGCCACTGTACTGTTGTGCTACGTGTGTTCAATGGTCGCTGAATTTCCTCAAGAAGTTTTTTCTTCTGAGACTGATCAGGGTGCATATATTTGCAGGCAAAGCCTATACGTTTAATCATAGTATAATTATACTACCTTTAGTTGGCGAAGTCAAGTTTATTTCCAATTATCTTTACACCACTGATCTACACAATTATGCGGATGTGGTTCTCCATGGAATACCGCTACATTAGTTTCTGGTTTGATTTTTGGCTCACCTGGTATAGTAAAATTCCTTACACCATTTATTCTTGTCATATCAGGTTTACCACGCATCTCCCATTTGTAACTTTGTATCCATTCGTCAGGCCAAAAACAAAAATCTTTACGTACTTGACTATAGATCCAATCTTGGTCTCCATGCATACGCTTAGTTGCGATAAACTCTTGTTTAACAAAATTTGTCCATACGTGATCTTGTGTACCTGACTTTAAACGGAACACACTTGAATTCATCTTTTTCCAATCCGGACGAAGGTGTCGATTAAAGTCTTTACAAATGCAAAATTTATCTGGATTATATGTAAACAAATTATCAATGTTATTAAAAATAATAACATCAAGATCAAAATATAATATATTTCCGTTGATAGGTAAAGTAGGATCAAAGAACATTGGTTTATACCACCAACCAATGACTGGGAGTTTAGGTAGCGGTAAAACACGTATTCCTGCTTGGATGCCTCTTGAATTATCTGTAAAACAAATAAATTCATAAGGAACTGTGGTATTTCGTGCAACCATATTGGCTAACACATTAACATATTCTGCACTATATTTGTCGCCCCACTTTAGGCATACAACATAGTTTTTCATTAACTAACCTTCGTAAATTGCTGAATTAGCGCCATGCTCTGAACATTCGACACTTACACAATAACAACGATTATCTGTTGCTTCTCGAATCAGTTTGTCTGCAAAGTTAAATGCATGTTCTGCAAATTTCTCTGCACCAACTCCGTCAAACTCTCTTACTTCGCACAGGTCTTTGTCTTGTAATTCATAAAAGTCTTGTTTGTGAGGATCATTAATGTCTACACAAGTCTTGTGATCAAAACTATCTTCAAGCCAAGCCTTCAAAGGTTTAAGTCCACCAAAGTCTACTGCCCAATTTTTGTTGTCCAGTTTGTCGCAACCAAATGTAAATTTAAATGCAAGACTGTAACCATGTAGTAAATGACAGTGTGAGTGATCTGCGTTTGGCTGTCTAAAGACTGCCGATAGGCCAATGTTATGACCATATGTTTTTGTGCTATAATGTTTTCCCATTATTATCTCCTTTATTAATAATGGCGGCAGAATTATAAGGGTTGACGCCAAGTCCTGTATTATTCATTAGTATATATGATTTATTCATCCTTGTCAACCGGTAAATGTCCATAATGATGCATTTTGGCGGCTACAAGTGGAATTAATTTTTTACGCATAGTATTAAAACTAACTGTGACTCTTTTATCTGATGGATTTGGATCTGTTCTATGTTCAAGCCAACTTGGAAAAATTAGTAACAATCCAGTTCTTGGTCTGCAACTTGCAAAATAACTACTGTATGGATTTTGGTCTTCAAACACATCATTCATACGTAATGGGCGTAACGGAGATTCAAAAATTAATGGACAACTATCTTGGTCAACATATGGATAAAATGCTCCACTTATTACACTACCTTCATGTCTATGTTTATCTACTTGTCCGTCTTTACCTAACACATTAAACCAACTTGTTCCAAGGATACTTTCTTCAAGTCCTGCGGTCTTACAGTATAAGTCAATACAATTTTGAATGTCTGCTCTTAACTTTGCAAGTTTTGGATTGAATAAAAATTCTTCATCACCATTAATAAAACTGCTTTTTCCTCCAATGATCAGGCCATGATCGCCTGTCTCATATTCTTCAATAATCTTATTACAAGTTTCAAGTTCGCTATGACCACTTAAATCAAACGCACTAACAAGGGTAGGGAATAAGGATAGATTTTCTTGGTTATACATCTTTATAGTTTAACATCTCTTTAAATTGTGTCAAGTTAAAAAAGGATACATTTTCCTTTTTCCAACTGTCGGGTATTGTCCAATCTTCTTGATTAAAAATTCTAAATTTTCTGTTGGAGTATCTTTCAAATATTTTTGATATTTGATGAATCCAAAAACTTGGATCAATAGCATGAGAATCTGCACCTTCATAATTAGGTGTTCCTTTGTAAATATTATTGACAGTTTCCGAATTACTGTATAGATCAAATCCCAACAAGTCAATAACTTCTTCCGGTTTTGATATTGTACACCCTATATAAACAGCATAAGGTCCGCTCCCCCAATGAAATGGTTGATCTTTTTTTGCTTCTGTGCTATACCAAAGACCAGGAACAGTATTAATATTATGCTTTCCGCCGAACTCTTCTCTCCAATCAGATCTTGTCCAAATACCTGATTTTTGATTAATGTACTTTGACACCGCTTCTTTGACCATGCGTCTATCGCAACAAACGATGTGTCTTACCTTTGCTTCTCGAAATATAGCATTACATCCTATCTTTTCGCAGGATATATTATCTAATTTAATGCCTTTACGGCTTTCTCCGTTACCAATTATGAGCATACTATATTTAATAAATACATGTAACGATAGGAAAAATACTGGCTATGCCTACAGCAATACACGACATATTTAGATATATTAAACTTTATTCACCAGACGGAAGTAGTCTTGAGATGACTCTTGAGGCAGACTCTGTAACAGATACTCTAAGCATACGCAGAGGTGACGGAGTTAGTTGGAATGTACCAACTGTAAACCCAGGCGGAACTATTGCTGTTACTGTTGGGTTTCACACCGGCACAGGACAAAATACAGGTGCTTTTTATATTGATGGAGTAGAGCGTAAAACTATTACACTTGTAAAAGGACAAACTTATATCTTTGATCAAAGCGATGCATCGAATGCAGGCTATGGCGGATATAACCATCCTATGACATTCAGTAACACTGATGACGGTGCAGTGAGTGGTGCAATTAGTGGTGAAGAATATGCAACAGGTGTAACATATCTAATCGATGATATAGCAGTAAGTAAAACAATTTATAGACAAGATTTTACTACTACAACTAATAGAAAAATCAAGATTGAACTAAACGATTCTGCTCCAGGAACATTGTATTATTGTTCACATGATAACATTGACCAAGGTGGACAAATACTAACATCAGCAGGCAATGACCTAATGATGATTGATGTTGACTATTCTTTAGATGTTCCGCCTGGTACGACAAGAGTGGAATTAACAGATGTAAACTCAGCAACTTCTCATGTAGAATTATCAGCGACTGGCGGTATTACACTTACAAGAAAAAATGCAAATGAAATTGAAATAGGATCATTTGCTGTAGCAGAAGTTGATACATTACATACAGTCACTAAAAGAAATGCTATTACAACAAACAAATTATACATAGAAGATATTGAAGTTGGAGACGTAAGAAGCGTCACAGGAGTAGACGGCTTTGTTTCTCCAAGTGTTGAATTTTTAGGTAATGGTACTATAGATGATGCTTTGAGGTTAACAGTAGCAGAGCGTGAAGTAACTACAAATACAGTTACAAAAACATTTAATTTTAATAGTCAAGCAATGCCCGGTGTGTTAAATTATACAATAGGTTATCAATTAGACAGTGGTGCAAATGCAACTTCGGTAACAGCAAGTATCCAAAGATATAATACAGCAACAACTATTTGGGAAACACTTGATACAATATCTGGTGTTACAGGAATTCCATATGAAGTCTCTAATATGTACAACGAAACAGATGTTGCAGGTGGACAGTATAGAGTTGTTTATAATATAAGTGGCAACACAGGAACTATTACGCTTGAATTACGAGCATACTATGAAATACTGGAGATTACACATAACCCCGTGCTTAGAACAGAAAGTGCAGTAGGTACTTTAAGAACACGCGACCTCGCTCCATTAGGAACCAATGACATTGGTAGAGGTAGTGAACCATATGACAATGTGTATGCTAATATATTTCACGGACACCTACAAGGAACATTTGATGGTGACTTAACTGGTTCATTGTATTCAGACGATAGTACATTACTTGTTGATGCTATTAACGGAATTATATATGGTACTGTTGATGCTAACATTAACAGAGGTACTAATGCATTTACATTAGATGCAAACAGCGTAAAAATAGAAGTACCACAAGGATCAAACGAGATCCGTTTACTCTCCTACGGCAACACCGATAGTTCACTGATTTCCATAATTGCTGATGACGCTACTACTATAAATTCAGGTAACGGTAATCTTGATTTATATTCTGCTAATCCTAACGATATAACTGTAAATTCAGGACGTGACGCATACTATTACAGTGATTTTGGTAATACACTTATTAATGCTGGCGGAGACATAACACTCTCAGCAGTAGACGGTATTAACATCAACAGTCCTGTAAACACAGTTATATTTGGAACTGCTGGATTTGTTGGAGACTTAACAGGTTCAGTATATGGACCAGACTCAACTACTATAATTGACAACAATGGTGTTGTTACAGGTGAAGTAAACAACGCAAACATTGGAACAGGCAATCTTGATGCAGGAACCATTACAGATGGTGTGATGACAATTACAAATGGTGTAGGAACAGCATTTACAGAAATTGAATCTACTCTGTTTGACGGTGTGCTTGAAGGCGATGTGTACGGCAATGACGGAACAAGCCAACTTGTAGACGCAACTGCAAATCAAATTGTAGGTGAAGTAAATGCAAACATAAACAGAACAGGTGCATTAACGATTGTATCAGATACAAGCATTGCATTTAACAGTGGTGTGGGTGTTGACGTAAACGGTAAACTTGTAAACAGTGCTAATGCGGCACAGCCATTTACTATTGGCAGTCCAGTAACACTTGAAAAAGAATTTAGAGCATTTCCAGGTGCTCAAGAAGTTACATCATATACAAATGTATCATCTGCTACATATGTAATTGATACCAGTGCAACCCAAAATGTTTACTGGAACGCACCAAGTGGTCCTTGTGTTGCTAACTTTACCAACCTTGAAACAAGTACACAAAGATTAAGAAAATGTAGAATCATTATCAACACAGGTGCAACTGCTGTTATTCCAACTATTGAAATTAATGGTGTTTCTCAGGCATTTTCAAACATAGGCCCAGTTGCGGCACAGATTAATACACTTAATATATTTGAATTTTGGTTCTATAGAACACACACAAATACATGGGAAGTTTACTGTAGAAATGTAGATGCAAATGCTTATGATCTACAAGCAATTACAGATTACGGTGCAACAACTACTAACTCGATTACCACAGCAGGATTAGATGCTGGCAGTGGCACAATTGAAACCACAGGTGCTGTCCAAGGTGGCAGTGGTTCATTTAATGGTGTTCCAACTCCAACCAGAGGCGGCGAACTTACATTAGGCGTTACTCCAAGTTGGTCAGGCAGTATTGGTATTACTCCTACAAGACAAAGTGCGGGTAATTATAGATTAACATTCTCAAGTGCTTATGCTGGCTCAACAGACTATAGTGTATTAGTAACAGGAATGGATACCACTGGTGAAGTTGTTTATGACATTACACGAGCAACTACTCACGTTGATATTGCTATATCAACAGCAGGATCAACACAAACCGCAGTTGATGCAGGTGCAATTACTGTTATTGTTTATGAATTTTAATGTTTAATATCTTTTTTTAACTTTTTAATCTCTTTGATTACTTCATCAAATTTTTCTGTAGTTCGAGTAAGCATAGAATTTAGATCTCTTACTGCATAGATTACCCACCACCACCAAGTAAACGCTACAACAGCAAATGCTAATGCAACCGCTCCTATAAGATATTCAGCATATGTGTTAAACTCAAAGAAAACTATCAAACATAAAAATGTAAGTGCAGTAAGTGGTGCTACTTTACCCAACCACGCCCATAACTTTACTTGATGTTCTATTGAAAACTTCTTTAGTTTTTGAATCAATGTACTACCCCTCTATATGTCCAAAGGGCTTCCATTCTCCTGGTGTGCCTTCTCGCACACATATGAATCCTATAAACCCGTTTGGTACTGGTTCGCTATTCCAAATAATATCACCTTTGCTCCATAAACCGTCAACTGGAGCGGCACTTCCTCTTCCAAACTTCTTACCTTCAAACTTAATTGGACCTGCTACTTCAAAATTAGCACTTGGATTAGAAACACCAAATCCTACCTTACCAAACACTGATACTTTGGTTTCACTGTTTTGTGCTTGACCTATAGTTACGTGTCCGTAAGATGAAATTGTAATTCTTGGTGTATTATCAGTTATAACCTGTAATTCACTTGTCGAATAAGTTCCGAGTTTTACTGATTCGTGTTCTGGATCTATAATAAATTCTGCACGTTCACTACTAATGCTTAACTGTCCATTTGGTGCTTCTGTACCAATTGACATACGCATAGATGCTCCGTCCCAGAATATAAAGTCGTCGACGTTTAAATCTCCGTCAATTATTAATCCTTGTAATCTTCCTACTGTACGTAGGCTTGAGTTTGTTACTGTTTCGCCTAATGTTGTTGCTGTAATTACAGGAACATTATCAATTTGATAAGATGCTTCTCTATGCAAATCAATAGGTTCACTGCTGTAAAGCCTTGATGGATTTGTTTGTAATATAAATGATTTAATTGTGCCTTCACCTTGCCACACAAGACCCTTACCAATTGGAGAGTCTCCGTTGCTGGAGTCGAATAAAAGTGAATCGCTTCTTTCTTGTCTTATGTCAGCAGTAAGTTCGTTAACGTGTAGACTGTTACATTCGAGATGACCTTCTACTGTCAACGCACCTGTAACTGTTGTATCACCCGAAATAGTATCTGCATTCACAGTGTCAACAGTTATACCATTGTTGTCTACAAGCAATACAGTTTTATTAGATTGATCTGTAATACCTGTACTACGGAACTGTGTAATTTTTCCACCCTGGATATGGTTACCAGTTAACTGCCTATCTTGAATAGGTTGCTGTGGTACTACACGATTTGCTATTACTTCAATAGCCTCACCGAGTTCTTGTAACCCTACTTTAACCTTTAAAATTTCATTATTGTCGATATCATTGTACTGCATATTAGTATTTATCTAACTGCCTTTAGTAATATAGTATCACTATTAATTCTGCCGTTTAATTTGATGTCTACTGCATTGATATCTTCAAGATAAGTGTTGAGTTTACGCTTGCCTGCTTCACTAAATTCTTTAAGTTTTTCTTCAGGCTTACGTAAGGTTTTTTGTACGCTGGATTCTTCATTGAATCCAATAACAGTAGTGCCTTTCACACTAAGTCCCGAACCTTCTCTTTCTGCGCCGAGTGGATCAATTACTTTAGCAACATATTTTCCTATCTTACGGGTCTTTACATTGAATACCCAAAGTTCATTACATCCGATAATTTCAATCGGATTAATGCTGGCTAATTGGAATTTATCATCGTTTACTGCATATTTTAATTTAGCAATCAACTTCTCTTTTGATCGAGGTTGTTTCTTCCTTGGCTTTCTTAAGGCTTTTGCGGTATTAATTACCACATCTAATGCACCCATGTATAATTCTAATGCTTGTAATTTCTTTTTAAGATCAACCTTACTGAAAATAGCATATCCCTCTTTCAATTGAGAAAACCAATCTTTTTCTTGATCAGTTGCGTCTGCTTTTAACTTTGGTGGATTTAAAACTTCCTTTAGTTCCACTATTTCTGACTCATAATACTCTTTGATCTTCCGAGCGTGTGCCTGTGTAATTTTAACCTCGTAGAAATGTTTCTTAAAATCAAAGCCTTTATTATCAAACTTTGCAGGATCATCAATCCAACTGTCTAACCATTCTTGAGGCTTTTCATCCATTAACCATGCTTGGTTAGTAATGCGTTCTTGAATAGTTGGCACATAGATATTTGCTTTCTTTGATTCTTCTTTTTTCTTTTCTTCTTCTTCTGCTTGTGCAAATGCGTCGGCTTTGTATTTTAAATCATCTAAAAACTTATCAATACTTTCGTTTGCTGGCTTAACACTGCCCATAGTACCAGGTAGGCTTTCCCAGTATTTACTGTATGCTTCGTTGACATTGGGTTTGCCTAATAAAGACATACGACACATACCGCCTACTGTGCAATGAAATCTACTATCTGGTATCTTAGAAAACTTATTTGCTTCTTTAATCCACTTTTCAGTGCTACGCATATATTCAATAGTCCAACTCTTAAAGTCAGTAGGCTTACAATCTAACCTGTAATAATCAAGTGCTGTGCTGATTCTGCGTCCATACTCCTCTGGTGAAATCTTTTCCCAGTCGGCCCATTGAGGTTCTTGTTTAGATACCTTTGGTGCTCTTACTACTTTGCGTTTTTTACGAGGGGCTGTCAAAGCCATTCCTAATCTCCTTTAAGTTTTAACTATTATATATTAAAAAAAATAAAAGTCAACTAAAAATGGCTTCGAAGTTTTAGTTATTTGCAATTTTTGAAAACAAATTAATAATTTGTTCCTTATTTTTTGCTAACTGATCTTTACCTTGTTGCCAATTATTTGCTTGGAATGTTTTAATTTCATTCCACTCATCGATGACCCAACCTTTTACTTTTTGCTCAATTGGTTTTTTCTCTGGTGTAATTTCTTCACTCATTACTTCTGTAGTAACTAATGCAAAGAAAACTGTAATTGCAACGGCTAAACCTATTATAAGTTTATTCATTATATACTTTACCTCCCTTCTTTCTGAACTGTTGTTTTAGATACCATTTGTTTTTATGGTAATAATCCTCTATCGTATAGTTTGTAACTGCCTTTTTTTCCCATGCAAGTACTTCATCTTTGTGTTTAAACCACATTTCACTTACAAACTCTCGCCATGGATTAGTTTTGTGATTTAATTGATAATTACATTCTATATGATTTAGATTCTTTTCCATTCTTTTTGTTCCTTCGAAGGACTTGAGTCCTACCATCTGCAATATAGTAACCAATGATTTCGTAATCACTATCTGCTTTTTTATTATTAGGCTTCTTCTTTTTCTTTTTTTGCATAGTCCTCCTTTTTAGGTACAAGAAACTCATTAATGCCTATCACTTTTACATAGGCTGAGATTGTATCAATGTACCTATCAATGTATGGTTGTTGCCTATAAGGCATCCAAGGTTTTCCATCTTGTAAGCCTGTATAATCATATTGGAATCTGTAGCATAATCTACCATCGGTACTACCCTGTCTACGATGTTGGGTAATACTGTTATCAAACAAGCACAAGTCTCCGTCTTGTTGATACCAATGGTCGTAAATATATTCTGGTTTACAGAGGTCTTCTCTGATCTTTGTAAGCAATACGTCTGCTTCGTGCTGACTCATGCCTTTTATACCAGTAACTGTATTAAAACTGTAGTGTAATCCGGTGTGTCCTCCTGGAGAAGTAATTACCATAGGAATTTCTTCGTCCTTATGTGGAGCCATGTTTTTGTACATAACATTATCTTGAATATCACGTAGTCCTG